CAATGAACCTGATGGGCCAAATGGGAGATTAAGAGGAATTTCTATCACAGACGCCGGTACGGGAACCGGGCATACCCTGACTCCGCAGTTTGTATATGATAACACTATCTGCATAGGTAACAACTCATTGCCAAATGTTTCTGACTCGGTATACTTCGGCGGTGATCACACAAAGTTCATTGTTGACGGGATGTCAGTTCATAATTCCATACATACTACGCCTACGGCTATTTCCGGGTATTGGTCCGCCTATTGTAAAACAGACACTAATTTTTATTATCAAGACGGTGCGGGGGCAGAACATCGGATTTTGTCAGCGGACGATATTCCGGACGGTACGGTGACCGGTGAGATGAAATATTGGAACGACACCAATTGGACCAATACCGGAAGCGGTTTGGTGTGGCAAGACACCGCCGTTCGGTTGGATATTACCGGTACGGGAAACCAGTTTCGAATTTTGTACGACGGATCAAATCATACAACCTTGTCAACTGATGTCGGTGGTAATTTCGTACTCACCGCCACCGGAAACAATATCACGTTGGTTGGTGACGCCGGTGTAATCATTGGAAACGGTGCGGCGGATACGGATTATGCGCTTACATTTGACGGAGAAACAAATGACGGCGTAATTACGTGGTTGGAAGACGAGGCGGAATTTAATATAGACAGTGACACCCGTGTTGCGGCAAAATTCAGGTCTGACGTATTGCGGATTACATCCTATATTACCCCTCCGGCATTGTCCACACATACGGACGACTATGCGCCCACAGGTATCGGCACCACGCAAATCATCATGTTGTCCTCCACGGCAAATATTGAATTGCGTGGTATCTTGGCGCAAAGCGGACATGTGATAAAATTGATAAACGTGGGGACGAGCGATATTAAATTAAAAGCAGGCGCAACATCGTCATTGGAAGCAAATCGATTTGCCATGGTCGGCGATTTTACATTGCAGGATTATGATGTGGTTACCATATGGCATGATCCGAGTTTGAATCAGTGGCGATTAATATCGGTTACGTAAAAAGGAGAGATTAAAAAATGGCACTCATTAATGAACAAAAAACACAGTTTATGACGGACATTCGGGCAATCGCGGATTTGATGGTACTGGTACGTGAACGTGCCAGAGCATTGGATCAAAAATGGAACAGTCTGGCCTTTGGTTCCGGCGGAGCAAACGAATTTGTTGCGGCAGACCTAACCGGCAGTCTGTTTGATGGTTTGGGTATTACCAACCTGACTAATGTGGTAACCACGTTACAAGCATTCGAAACGTGGTTTAATGCGGGCCATGATGATAATATTGAGAAAGTGAGGGCATAATATGGGTTACCAAGACAGGTCGGAATACGCGGAAAACAATATGGCCTTTAGGACACAGATACGGTATGCAATGCAAAATGCCGCACAAATGATTATGGGGGAAGCACCTTCTACCGAGCATCACCAAGAAAGGTGTGATTTTGCGCTTATTGTTATGAGGAATGGTTATAACGTGAATTCAATCACGTTGGTCATAACTACCAATGGTACGGTCGGTGCGGCAATTGACGGAACAACGGATCACTCAAATCCGGATGCGCCAAACGTGGTATCCGATACTGACACACAAAATGCCGTGAATTCCCTGTGGAATCATTGGGCGGGGATAATTACCACGACATAACCCGGATCGTTGCATGTTTTCCCAAAACGTGTTAAACAATGATTATGGCAATAAACAGATAACAAAGGACAAGAGGTGTTTATGAACGTTAATTTCAACGTAAAATTAGAAACACTTGATGGAGAGCCACTACGGGTGAATGATGAAGATTGTTTTCTGAAAAACATCTGTGTTAGTGTACTGCGGGTAACGGATGAAAAATTGGATGCCTGGGAACAAATCCGCCGATACGAACTTATGAAGACGATCCATAAATCGGACGGACCCATTGATGTTTCGATTGAGGATTTGAATTTGATCAAACAATTGGTTACGGATATCGAGGGGAAAAAAGATATTATCCTCAATGGACAGGTGCTACACTTGCTTGAACACTCAAACGAGTAATCCGCAAACGTTTGCGGACATTGACACTTGCACAATACGGTGTTATCCTATCCCCCGTTGGTTAGTCATTTCTTACACGGGGGATTTTTTATGGAAGACACGGAAAAACGAAAACGGATAATCAAAGTCATGCTGAACACCACCCCGAAAAATTGGAAAACCACATTTGAAAATTTGGAGTGTTTGGATTGGGCAATCGGTATGGGTGTAATCACTGACAAGGGACGGATTACCAAGGAGGGAAAGGCGATGCTGGCGGGTGCGAAACAGAGGGCAGACGAACTGTTACGGGGTGTCCTATTAAATGAGCGGTATGTCAAAGACGCACCTCCGAACAAATGGTATTATGGCGGTTTTACCACAAAAGGCGGAAAAACCGTAAATTGGGTACAATCCGGGGGACTGCTTCTGTTGAAGGACAAAAAAGAAATTCGGGACCGATTCAGAACGGACAATCTTCGGTTTTTGAAAGCAAAAGAACAGGATATCACCGACAAGCTAAACCGGTATTTAGCCGGGGAATGGCACCGGACCACCCCGTTTGTTTGGCAAACGCATTTCCTAAATGAGATTAGTCTGATTTGGATGAAGAGAAACGTGCTTGTATCACCGGATGAGCAAAACGAAACCGAACCGGATATTAATCTTATTCCGATTCAATCCGCTTACTACGACACCGTTGTCCGTATGGGTGCCGCCCATTTTGAAACACGGGATAAAAAAGAGGGAGAGAACATGCGGCTTGTTCGGGCATCAGGCAACGGGGTGTTTGCCATTATTGCCGAATACAGTATTGCCGGTCTTCCGATGCCAACAACGGGGGTGTAATCAATGTGCTTGCAGAGCGAATGCGAACTTTACCCAAACAACCATGTCAAAGTACCGTATATCCGTGGGGATAACGGTATCATTTTTTACGGGGAATATCCGGGATTCGAAGAGGAACGCCAACGGCTCCCCTTTGTCGGGGAATCCGGACAAATGGCGGCGGCATGTTTTCACGAGGCGGGATTGGATTGGAACCGAACAGCAAAGATGAACGCGCTACGGTGCAGAATTGACAAGGGAAAATTTTCGGATGGCCGTCTTACCAAAATGATCAAATGTTGTCGCGCCAACACGACGGAGGCAATTGCCGCATTGGCCCCCCGTATCATCATCATGGCCGGAAATCTGGCCCTGAAACAACTGACCGGCCGATCCGGTATTACGGCAAACAAAGGGAAGTGGTTCCGGTCCAAGGACATCGACAATTGCTGGCTATTCCCGGTGAACAACCCGGCGTACATTTGCCGAAATCCACACTTGAAACCCGCGTACATTACCGCCCTGAACGTGGTAAGGGCGGCTGTTGAAAACAATTTCCAACCGGTGACGGAAATCACCGGCGCATCCTACCAAGAAATACAAAGTTTGAAATCGGAAACCACAATTTTTACCGACACCAATGTTTTGATCGGACTGGATACGGAAACCCAGGGGATCAATTGGAATGATCCGAATTTTGTTCCCATATCCTTCTCGGTATCACCGGTAACAGGGGTGGGGTATGACATTGTGTTGTTTGAGGAAAACGAACAAAGGAATACGCATCAAATTCTCGAATCACTCCGGGGAAAAGTGAACCGGGCGGACTATCTTTGGCGAACAATCCGGTGGATGAGAAACGGTGAGCCAACGGACGTGCATGTCCGACCGGCATCCGGTTTCATGAGAAAAGTGACCGAGCTATGGGAATTGGTAGAGAGTGACCGGATTAAAAAGGTGTTAATGAATGCGAACTATGACTACCACGTATTTGATACCTTGTTTATGGGCGTGTTCGGAAAAATACCCCGGTATCGCGGCTTTGTGGCGGATGTTCAGGCCAATGCCAACCTGATTGATGAAAATCAGTTTGTCAAACCGAATCTGGTATCCCTCCAACTCTCGTTCACAGACATCACCTCTGCGTATGATCACGCGTTTTCACAAGATTACGACAAAGCGGACATGCTGGCCGTCCCACGGAAACCTCGTGCCTATTATGCGGCGGCGGACAGTGACACCACCCGGCGGGTGTTCCTCTCTCAATGGAACGTGTTGAATCGGTATCCAAAGCTAAAAAACTACGCGTTAAAATTTACGGTTCCCACCCTGAACAGTCTGCGGGTGATGGAACGGAACGGCGCACAGGTGGATACCGATCGGTTGCCACGGATGACGGATCGGATGATCTCCACTATGGAAGCATACGCCTCTGACATGCTAAAATTGGTGCCAAAAAAGATAAGAAAGCGCCATGAAAATCAGGAGAAATTCACCCGAAAAAAATTTCTCCTGGATATTATGCTGAACGGTTTCGGAATTAAGTGGAAAAAGAAGTCTCAGAAAACTGGGGAACCCGCATTTGACAAAGAGGTGCGAAAACTCCTGTTGGACCGGGCCACTGGGGATTGTCTAGAATTTTTGAATCTGTACGGACAATGGCAGGAAACCCACACCTTTGTTACCAGATACCTGAACGGGTTCAAAAAGGCGATTCACGTGGACAATCGTATTCACACCAAATTTTCACTGGCCACCACGGTCACCGGCCGGGTGGCATCCTCTGACCCAAACATGCAGAACATCCCAAAGCGGTCCAAACTGGCAAAAGAAATCCGGTCCCTTATAATACCCCGTCCCGGCTATGTGCTGATGGCGGCGGACGAGTCACAATCCGAATTGCGGTGGATTACATTCCTGTCCGGTGATCCGGAAATGCACCGGGTGTATCGGGACGGGGGGGACATCCACCTGGAAACCGCCATGTCGATGGCACGACAAATGGAAAAAGAATGGTCGTCCTTGTCAGAGGATGAAAAAAAAGACATCCGCACCAAAGCAAAGCCGGTAAATTTCGGAGTGGTGTATCTGATCTCCCCGGAGGGATTGAAAACCGATGCAAAGACCTCCTATGGTGCGGATATTTCGTTGGAGGATGCGGAAAGCTATATCCGCGCATTCTTCAATAAGTATCGAAATATTCCGTTATACCATCAGAATATGATCGCGTTTGCCCAGAAATACGGATACGTTGAATCGGTATTGGGCCGACGACGACGATTGCCAGACATTCGGTCGGACAATATTCGGTTTCGGTCGGATGCGGAACGACGCGCGGTCAATTTCCCGATTCAGGGACCATCTTCCGATACGGTGCTGATTGCGTTGAATATGATCGAGGATACCGGGTATGATCCGGACGAATTCCGTCCGGTACTGTTTATCCACGACGAACTGGTGGCAGAGGTACGGGAGGATAAAATTGATCATTACGCCCACCTGATGAAATGGGCGCTAACCAACCCAAACATTGTATTCAAACGGGATTTCGGGTTCGAGATGCCGGTCAAACTTGAATCGGATGTTAAAATCGGGTATAATCTGAGTGAGATGGCAGACCTCTGATAGGAGCATACCAATGGACGAAAACACAAAACGCCGCGAGGAAAAAACCAAACGACGGGCACTTACGAAAGCCCTGGTAAAGCAAACACAGAAAGAAATTTCGGCATACCGGGAAAAAAGAGACGCGGTACTCTCCCAACAGATAGAAGCCGAAGCCCCCGAATTTCCCATGGAACGAGTGGGAAACAATATTTTCCTGACACCTCCCTATGATCCCCATGAACTTTACGCATGGGCGATACGCTGTGACATTGTGAAGGCGTGTACGGATGCCATGGTCCAAAATGTGGACGGGTTCGGATACAAACTGGTGTATCTTGGGGACGACACCACTGTGGATGAGGATGACCCAGAAAAAGAACGTATCAAAAATATTCTGGACCAAGCGAACGAATACCAATCATTCACGACCATCCGCAAACGTTTGCGGACGGACTTGGAGGTAATCGGATACGGCGGGATTGAGGTGGTGCGTTACACCGGGGGAGAAATTTTTCTGTATCCGATCAAAGCTGTCAATCTGAGAATGACCCAAAAACTCGCCCCTGAAATCCCGGTAAAAATCAATATTAAGCGGGATGGAAAAATTGTAACACTGACTGTGAACCGAAAATTCCGGAAATTCGCCCAGGTACGAAGTGATGGTAAAATACGGTATTTCAAAGAATTTGGTGATCCCCGATACCTGAATAAAACCACCGGGGAATATTTTGACACACCCATCGCACCGGAACAAAATTCCACGGAAATCTGGTTCTTTCGGCATGACTTCGGGGTCAGTGCTTACGGATGCCCACCATGGGTCGCCGCAATACTGGATGTCATGGGTCGGTACAAGTCCAAATATATCAACATGGACCTGATGGATTCACAGGGTATCCCCCCGATGCTGATCACCGTTTCAAACGGGTCACTGACAGACGAGTCCTATGAGGAATTGCAAATCATCCTAGACGCGTTTCGGGGCTATCAGAATTTCAATCGGATTGCCTGTCTCGAATCCGAATTTGCGGATACCAGCATTGACGGCACCTCCGGCAGTGGCAATGCAAAAATCGAATTAAAGAACATGGTGGCCTTTCGACAATCCGATCTGATGTTCAAGGGCTACCTGAAACAAACCGGGGAGGATATTCGCCACACCCGCCGCATCCCCGATCTTTATCTCGGAATATCAGAATCATATACACATGCCACTTCGAAAGCTGCCCAAGCGGTGGCCGAAGAGCAGGTGTTCATCCCGGAACGTAAAGAATTTGACGAACGGTTCCATTTGGAATTCACCATACCGGAGTTGAATGTGCGAAATTGGAAAATGGTGTCAAAAGGCCCGCAGATTGTCGGTGCCTCCCAGATCACCCAGGGGGTAAACGCGTTCAAAGACGCGCTGACTGTAAACTCTGCCATTGATTTGGCCAACACCGCATTCGGCACTGAAATGAGCCATTTCAGAGAGGAGTGGGCAAAATACCCCATTTCCCTCGTGATGGAATGGATCAAGCTCGGCAAGATCGATATGCACAGTAAGGTGGATCAAAGTATCACGGATACGATACCGGATAACACGGAACCTCCCCCGGACATGCCGGAGGATTTGCCGGACAATCAGCAAGAATTATTGAAAGCACTATATAATATTCGGTGCCGGATGGATGATATCTTTAAAAACGATGGCGAAAATTACGCGGCGGAAGAAATGCTCCCCGACATAATCAAAAATGCCATGCGGTTTATGGCCGACGTGGGAGAGGAGTTGGCATCCTATGACTCGACCGATATTTAAAGCGGATGTAAGGACCGAACGGTGGGGTGCCACTACTATGGCATTGTTTGCAAATCTCCGCAAAATTTGGCGGGAGCATTACATCAAACCGGTGGGCCGAATTACCAACGCGTTTGACTTCAACCCGAATACCGGACGATACAATGTGGACGAAGAGGCCATTCGAAAAAATATGGCGCAAATCCGGAACAAATCCGCCATGGTATGGAATGCGTCCGCGCCCTATGTCAAAAAAGCATTTGGGAACGCCACCAAAAAGGGACTGAAACATTTTACAGACCAACAGGCCAAAACCAAATCCGTGTTCGTGTCAAAACTGAACCAGGCGGATTGGGACCGGTTGGTGGAAACATCGCTCACGAATCATATGGAATTATTTACCCGCGAATTTCCCGACCGAATTTTGGGTCCGGAGGTGGAGCGGTTGGTCAATCTGTTTGTCAGTCGGGCGGAAACGGATATTGCGGCAATTGCCACGGTACAGGAACGTATCCGACGACTGGACCAAATGCTGTCCGGTTATCTTTACGACCTGACCGACGTTACCGTTGGAAGGGCGTGGAACTTCGCAGGGATCAACATGGCCTATGATACCGGCGTGGTTCGCGCGATGATCGTGGCAATACTGGACGCACTGACGTGTCAGGTGTGCGTCCGGTTACATGGAAAACGGATAGACGTGGCCGCCATGTACAACCGGGCCAACGCGTTTCTGAACGCGGACTACGCCAACGCCACCGACGTGGCCAGTGGGTGGCCGTTTCCGCGTATTGCCGACGTGGACAACGTATCCCCCCGAATTATTGAGGCAAGGGGATACCTTCCCATGTTTCACAACAAATGCCGGTGTGACATTGTTTTTTTATGGTAAATCCGCAAACGTTTGCGGAGAGAGGGGGAATTGTGGAATTGTCCAAACAAAAAATACTGACACCGCAAGAGAAACAATGCCCCTATTGCGGACAGATCATCCAGTATTCGAAAAATCCGTTCAGGCTCATTCGCACCGGAAATTGCGTTCATTATTACTATGACCCGTTTGGTGGTGACATCGTATTCAAAGAAGGGTAGACCAAATGTCGTTACAATATTTCAGTATCAACGAATTTCGATGCAAATGCGGATGTGGAATGAATCGTATCAGCATGGATTTTGTCACCCGCTTGGATTGCGCCAGAAAACTGGCCGGGGTGCCGTTCGTCATCACCTCCGGATGCCGATGTCCGACGCATAATCGTGCGGTGGGCGGATCCGCATATTCGTCCCACATGAGGGGGTTGGCGGCGGATATCCGATGTCGGGGAGACGCGGATCGGTTTCATATTCTAAACGGTCTGATCCGTGCCGGATTTACCCGTATCGGTGTCGGGTCTGACTTTATCCATGTAGATGCCGACACGCGAAAACGGGACGAAATTATCTGGGTGTATCGGTAACCAATCTTATCGCGGCGTGGGGGAGTGGTCACCCTGCAAGGCTCATGCCCTTGCGACGCAGGTTCGAATCCTGCCGCCGCCATCAAACTTAAAAAGAGGTGTGACAATGGAATTTGGCACGGCATCGGAGGCAGTTGACTTTGTGGACAGACAATTCCGAACCGCGACGGCGCGGGGCGTGAGTCATTGGGGAACCGGCGGGTGGCCGGAGTGGTCTGTAAAATTTAATCATTTCATCAATAAAAAAATCGAAACCGAGGGAGCGGATTCCGCGTGGTATTACGTGCGCCTGTATTGGCAAAACACCACACACAAGCTCGGAAAAGACAAACTGGAACGAAAACCTTTCAATATCCGATTACGCCAGTTGAAAAGTGATATCCGTAACTTGACAAAAAACAAAACCTGTGATAGTAAATAGGGTATCAATCACTTACAACGTAATCGGGAAAAGAAAATGACACATAAGTACTCAGTCCGTGAGGGAACCTATCGCGGAAGAAATGGCATGCTCCAAAAATTGCGACTGTTCTTTATTGTGGGAGGGAAGGAAATACCACAATATAATATCTTACGGGAAGGATTAGTCAGACACGCCGATTGTCACAAAACCAGTCCACCCGCACACGACCTTGCATCAGAAATAAACAGGCTTGCAATCCGCGTCAGGTCATCCGTGTATTTTGAAACCGAACTGGAGTACTGCAAAGTTTTCGTTTCACAGGAAGGACAGTTCAAACAATTCTATTCCTTTTATCTGCAATTTGTCCAACCCCCGAAAAAAATCGTTACCATTCGTCCGTTTGATCCTGATTCCCCCCTGATGTTCCGAGGTTCAGTTAGATTCCTAACTAAGGCCGAGGTAATGCAACTAATTGACCCGACAAGTACGTCGGCAACATTTTATCTGGCACAATCCACACTGCCAAGAAAAGTACTAGAAAACATGATTACTGTGCAAGAAAAAACGATTCGCGGGCAACGGAAAATCCGTATCATCGCAAATTAGAAACAACAATTAGAAAAGGAGAATTAGTATGTCTTTTTGGGCAACATCAAAAGTACCTATTGAAAGTATGCCACTATTCTCATCACTTGCGGAAATAAGAGGAATTACAGTGGTAAAAATGGAACATGCCGAAGCTATAAGAAACGGATTAAAAAAAACGCATCGGCTTATGATTGCCGATAAAGCAGAGGCATGGGTGGTGAGAGACAAATCCGGCAAATCGTTTCTGTACTGCGATACGGATCGGTCTTATAGCAAATTTGCCCGTAAACAGATAAGAGACGGGATGACAATAATGCAGGAGTACACCCTCTGCAAATTGAAAAGTGCAATGGCCGGAAGAACCCTGCGAATCCAAGCGCAGAACGTGGTTGACAACCGACTGATATTGAAGGTGGCCTGATATATGAGAGTATGCGAGAAATGTGCGACAGAGAATCACCCGGAATTCACCGAATTCAACACGCGCCTTGCACGATGCGCAAAGTGCGGAGATATGACATTGTGCATTTTGGAAAAAAATTTGCCACCCCCAAAATCCGTTCCGGTTCTGCCGACTGATAACGGGTACGACTATATTTTTGGTAATAGCGAATGGTGGTAGAAAGGAGGAATAAATGCAATACACCATAACGGTTGAGGAAGATGGTTCCGTAAGAGTCGAAGGCAACGGATTTCAGGGAACGGAGTGTGTCAAACACAAAGATATTGACACGTTGCTAAAGGCCATTGGCACGGACAAACGAAATGTCACCATGAAAACCGCACAAACCGCTGTTGGTATTCGTCTTCAAACATGATGAATAAGAGATATATACCGATCAATGATCCAAGATTGTATGCATGCTGTTCCAATGCCACCAGAAAAAAATTTCGTGAAAGGATTTTGGAATTGAGAAATAAGGCAATAGCGAAAGGTATGCAACTTTTGGATGAGGACGACGTGCTTGATGAAGTAAAACGACGGAGGGACGGAACATGATTATAACCATCACGCCGGACGGCAGCATTGAAATGGTTTATAACGATCTAATGGCGGACATACTGAATGACCTGGGAAACCTGTCTTGCCGACGTGCGTCAAATGTCGTTTTTAACGACACAACCAAAAAATGGGATGTTGTCACAACGAACGGCGATCCCATTCTGTCAGAAAAACGTCGGACAGATGCTATCAGAAGAGAAATTGATTATCTGGAGTGGTTATTGGAAAACGGGTGGGGGCCACCGAAATAATCACAATGGCGGGATCATTTCAACCCCCACCCGCCCGCTTGCAGAGGTGCAATTGTGGACATCGGATATCCGTGTTATATGAAATTATTCCCGCCACGTCAAGCAAAAAATGAGAGGAATCGAAATGTTTCAGCATGAAATGGAATTCCGTGAAGATACGGAAATGATTGATTATGTGTTTGAATTTTTGGGGGTAACCCCCAGGGGCGCAATTATTGTAACGGATGAGAATAACCGCAAATTATTCCTGCCCCCGGATCATGTCGAACCCGACGAACCTCCGGAAGAACTCGAACCCGGAGAAACCGTGCTAATCCAAATACCCGTGTGGCTGGCGAAAAAGGAGGGACTTATCTGATGGAGGGACCAAAAATAACGTATAAATGCAAAGTGTGTGGAGAAAAATTGACCGATTTCGAACAATTGCGGAAGCACTGTCCCCAAGATGAGCGGTTTGAAGATTGGATCAAACCGTTTGAACTTTGTCATTATACTGACGGTTTGTTTTGCAAAGAATGCCGTCAGAAAATAATTGACAAACGTATCGCCGAGTTTGACGGGGACACGAAATACACAGATGAAATGATTTGCCCGCATTGCGGCTATGAATACTCGGACAGTTGGGAATTGCAAAGCGAATCCGACGAAATAATATGTGACGATTGCGGAAACGAATTTAGATATGAAAGAATCGTAACAGCGGAGTATATAACGAGTAAAATCTGAAATGAGGAGGGACTCATCTTATGGCGACAAAAAAATCATTTGTAAAAAATATTTCATGGAACAACCACCCGCCTACTGAGAAGGACTTTCCAATTCTGATTCTTATTTATTCGATGGGATCCGAAAAGATATATACGGACATTCTCAGTGCGGATATTATTAAGACGGATTCGCGACCGAATTTCAGCCAAATCACGTTCGGAACGGAATACGTGTGGAAAAGCCTGTTTGATCTGATGGTCCGACATGAAATCTAAAGGAGTAGGAAAATATGTAAATTGTTAAAAGACTTGTATGTGGACCAACGTGAGTTTATTGGTGGACAAGAAATCAAGTGAGAAAGGAAAAGTGCAATGAGTAAAGCCATTTCATATGAAGATTACCATGCATACGGATGTCCTGCATGTGAGTCAGGAAACAAAAAGGTTGCCATCCATATCCAGACACCTGTTGACGCATTGCTAATATGTTCGGAGTGCGGAATGGGTTTTATTGTGGCGTTTGACGGTGCGAAGGAAACACCAAACGGAACCGTTGTCGATCATCCGTTGAAAAAACAGACATGCTTAACGGAGTTGGGATAATCCGCAAACGTTTGCGGATTAAAAATCATTACATTGTGATACTTTACTCGTCCAAAACAATATCACAATGTAATGATTTGACAGCTACCGTAAAATCCAACCCATGGGAAAATATGGCCTTTTTTTCCCACCAGCGGGAATATGCGTCCCATGGGCGGGAATATGCGTCCCGCTGGTTGGATGAGTATATAAATATAAGAAATAAGATATAAGAAATAATAAGTGAATAATAGCGAAATGAATTCCGCTGCTAGCAATTTTTTTATTTTTTTGGGAAGGTGGATTTCCAGAGGGGAATCCAAAAGTTTGTATCAGCGCTACATTCAGATAGGATATAGGCGCGGCCAAAAGGTTTTACTTTTTTCAACCCGGAGGTGACAAAATGACCACATTTCGAAAAAACAAATACCAGATTTCGTACCTGACCCGCAAATCCGCCACGTTATTTTGTGGAAATACGGATCGGGAAATTGTTTGCCACATCATTGACCGCACATTGTCATGGGGGAAAATAGCCGAATTTATTCCGTATTCCGAGTTGGTTGAAGGATTCCCGGTATTGTGCTATTTTCCCCGTATATCCAGATCAGCCGCATATCGTTCCGTTTCAAATCTGCTTGACAATGGCATCATCGGAAGGCATCGGGAAACGCGATGCGTATATTCTGTGAATATTCCGGAATTCTACAAATTGTGGCATCGCATGTTTCACGACGCGCAAGACAACAAATTGTGGAATACGGTGAAATCCGTGGAATCCGATATTCTGGACCAATACAACCGGTCGGATATTCGATTTGAACCCCTTACGCTGAGCAGCGAGGCCACTATGAATATTGAAACCGCCATCCGTTTTGCCCAACGGAAATCCGTTGCGGCCCGAAAACGCAATGCCGAAAAACCGGTAAAAAATTCAAAACATCTCATTTGTCTGATTCGCTATCTGGCGGACGACATGAAGGTGTATATCAACGAATATGTCACCGACAAAGTCCGGGGGCAGATGAACCATTTTATCAAATCCTATTGCCCGTCGATCAAAAAAACGCCGGAGTGGTTCGTGCGCGAATCCATGGAGGAGTGGCCCCGGATGTTCAATGAAAAAATTGTGCTGAACCGCATGTTTTGCTTTGATGAGATGTACCGACGTAAGAACAAAATTTTTGAGCATCTGGTCCGGGACGAGTTGGACGATGCCGAATTCGGACGACCGAATGAACCGAGAGAAATCCGGATTATTGATTTGCGAACCAAAAAACAGTTGGCCTGACCGCGCAGATTGCCGTATTTTCGATCTTTTCATGGCAACCCATATCTGACTATCAAAAAACAAACAAATGCCGAAATTCGGCAAATGAGAGGCTTTTACGCAATGACAATCACATACCCCTGGTCCGACACCTCCCATATCGAGCCGGACTTGCTGAAACTGGTAATGACGCATCTTCAAACGAATGTTGCCCGCCAACACGAAATTGACGAAAAAGAACGCATTGAAAAACTTACACTGACGATTCTCAGACAATTGGAATCTGCCGAATCGCGCATGCTTTTGGTGGTGTCCGGTGATATCCGCCTCTTGCGAGATTTGTGGGTGGTGCCGGCCACGTACACGCTGACCGTGCGCCATGACGGAGAAATACCGGAGAGTCGGATCACTGATGCGAATCGTATCGGGGAATGCTACCGCTACCCGACACAACCGGTTCAAAAGGAAATTGATGTAATCACCCGCACCGGATTTCTATTGTGGGAAAACATTGGCACCCCGTATTATCTGGCGAAAAGCCGAACGGCGGAAATCGAGGGGGTGTTGTCCGAACGGATACGCCTGAAATTGCCCACCGTGTTCAGCCATTTTTCAACGCATTCGGACAACCGCGTTTTTCGGGAAATAAGCGTGTCCGTGGGAACGAAGATTGCCACGATTTTGGAACAATGCGCGGATGTGCTGGTGGCCGAGTCCGGCAAGTCCGCTGGAACCGTGACGAAAGTGAGGATGTGATGTCGGTGGGCATAGGGCTGATTAAGTCGTTGTGTGACCAAAACGTTCGCGCATCCGTTGTGTATGACCATGGGATCGGGGATCATCTGTTTACGCCGGACGAACGCGCCGCGTGGGATTTTGTTCGGGATTTTTGCACGACCCACGGACGCTATCCGTCTGTTGACACCGTAGTGGGCCATTATCCCGAATTGTCCGTCCGCTTTGACAATATGCCGGACGAACCGTTTACCTATTGGGCCGACTTGGGCAAAAAAAGGCGGGTGACCAATCTGGCCAGGGAAATGGCGGACACGGTGCATCGGAGGATGTCCGCAGGTGCGAATATTGACACGGACGACCTGACGCGAATTGCAAGCCGGTTTATATCGGACGCGCGATCCTGCACAGGGTCAAAAATAGTATCACTAAGTGATATCACTGAAGAATTGTTGCGGATGCATGACCACCGCCAACTGGCAACGGGCATTTCCGGTATTCCCACCGGGTTCCCGTTTTTTGACCGGGTGTTTGACGGATTACAGACCGGGGACGTGCTGAGTCTGGTGGGGAAGACCGGCATGGGAAAGTCGTTTGTCATGGCGAAGATGTGGAACGCCGCATACGACAACGGGTACAGCCCGTTCGTGGCATCCATGGAAATGCCAATACCCCAACAGGCACGGCGCACATTGGCCCTGCGCTCACGACTTCCGGGAACGGCGATTCGCGTGGGCCGGTTGGACTTTGCCGGTCGGGAGTTATTGGGGCATACGGCGGAAGCGGTACGGGAAAACCGACAACAAATCTGGTTTACGGATCATGTCAAATCCGTGGACGAGATTGCCGCCGTCGCACGTGACCTTGGGGCAAACCCGATATTTATTGACGGCGCGTATATTATTGACGAAAATGATCGCGGTGCGGTGTGGGAACGTGTGGGCAAGGTGGCCCAGAATATCCGGGATATGGCGATGAGCCTGGGGGTTAGCGTGGTGAGCAGCTATCAGTTCAACAATTCCGGGGAGGGGTTGCATAATATCCATTTTAGCCCGAATATCAAATACCTTGCCAGTATTGTTTTGGGGCTGAGACAGGAGGAACCCCGCCCCGGCGTGGGGCGTGTGCTGAGCACCACCGAACGGAAAATATTGGAAATCCTCAAAGGCCGGGAGGGGGAGTATGGGGCTATCGAGGTGGAATGGGATATGCGGCGGACCAATATCTGCCAACGGCGCGTGCTATGGTCACGGGCGGATGATGACGAATCCGACGGAGGGGACGAATGGAACGAATAAACATTGTAGGGTTGGAACAAGAGCGACGGATTATGGAAATCGCGGTCACCGGGAATCACGGGGCCATGCTGATTGGTCGAAAGAACAGTGGCAAACGGCTCATGATGAGGGAATTTCTAAACATAATCGGTTATCCTGATTCCGTACTGACCCATGCGTCCAACAAATATGTGGGACCGGATGACAGTTGTCTGGTGTTTGACCCGGCGTATTGCCACAACGGGAGTGTGCTGGCGAACAAACGACACGGACGGGTGGGATGGAAAGACGTGGCCGGAAATCCGAAACAGGAATCTATGATTCACGTGGCAAAGCGTGTTTTTTTAGCGCGTTATTTTTTGTATGAGAAGCCGTTCGATTATGATGCAATCCGAAAAAAATCGGACGGCGTTACATTGAAACTGATTGAGGAGGCATACGACCGGTTGTCACTGAATTCCGGGGATGTCGTGGATTTGATGAACGTGGCCTACACGATTTTTATTTTGTCCCGTGAAAAAAAATTGGGTGTCGGACATGTTGCGGAGGCAATCGCCTACTGCCCACAAAAATTGGATCATGAGCATGAAAAAAGAAACGATCCTTAGATTTCTGAACGCATTGGGCGCGGACATGACGCGGATGCGTATTCGGGGGGACTGGATGAACGTGCGGTGTCCGTTGGCACATATTACCCACACCAACGGGGATGCGCATCCGAGTTGCGGAATTCTGATATCCGATGACGGACCGGCAATATACCATTGTTTCGGGTGTTCCGGGGGCAAACCGGAGTCGTTGTCGTGGATGGTCCACACGATGTGGGTTGCCACGGGACGATACCCGACAGATGCGGCAAAGATACTGGCCAGTGAAAATTTTGTATCAGAGAGTGACGCTCCGGTATTTGATTGGGACATCCGCAAACGTTTGCGGATGACACCCCTGGATGCCGACGTGTTGAAGCAATATCCGCCATTGTCCGACAGCGTATCGTGCCTGACCGCCATGGTGGTCCGGAACTGGCTTACGGAATGCAGGGGGTTGGCTCCAAGCATAATTGACACGCACGGGTTGCGGTATTCCCCAGAGAATTGTACCGTGGTGTTTCCGCTGACAGATCATGCCGGGAACATTTTTGTGTTGCAAGAGCGGATGATTGGTACGAAAAAAATGTGGACCGTAAATGAAAACACGTCCGGTGTGCATGTTGACTACCCCACAATTCGCCATGCGGGGTGTTGGATGAATCTTAAAAACGCGGATTGGGGTCGCCCCGTGATGCTGGTGGAAAGCGGATTTGACGCGGGCCGGATTGCGTCTCTCGGGTTTGACAATGTGATTGCGTCCGGGGGTACGGGTGTTACTCCCGCGCAAATCGGGGCGTTGGCCGGTCACACGTATATTTTGGGATATGACAATGATCGGGCAGGTCAACAGGCAATGGCAAGAATTGCCCGTATGTTGGGGAATCATACGGTGTATGTGGCGGATTGGGGCGTGGTGGGGGTTAAGGACGGTGGTGATTTGGTTAATGCGGAACAATTAAAAAAAGTTTTGACGAATACACGCCGCATGACTTGACTACCGATGAAAAAAACGGTATCTTTTAGTAATTTCAACAAAAAAAGGGGAAAAAATAAATGAGTGAAAAATTGGTTAAATTGTTGCTTAGACAGTACATTACCCAACTGAACGAAATTCAACAGGAAATTTTGGGATCACTGCCAGACGAATGTTTAAACAATACGGACAACGAAGGAAACAAGTTTTCACCTCCGTGTATTGGAAGAGAAATACTCCACTATCCGATTCTGGACGGATTGGGCGATTTTATTAGTCGGATGCAGATGGACGAGGATTTGCTCGAATAAAAAAATAATTACAAGGACAAAACAAAGAAACAAAAGAACGGAGAGGAAAAAATGAATGATTGGTGCATTACCGGTGAAAAAGGATGGGATATTGCGGAACAAGACGCGAAAGACAGACAACAGAGGTATGAAGAAAACAAGAAAATCAAATACCGATTTCGGATTCCGCCGAACAGTGAGGCCACGGTGCTGTGGTTGGACAACCTTTGGTATTTTCTGTATGAACATTCGGTCAGGTTGAACGGGTATTTTAGCCGGATGACCTGTATTCAGTCCAAGGAGGATTGTCCGGAATGTTTGCGCGGAGGAAGGCGCATATTCGGTGTGGCGTCTACAATTATTCGCCTGACGCCCTATGTTACGAGAAAAGGAGAACAACGAAATTATATGAAGTGTCCCGTGGTGTTCAGCGGGAAAGCGTTGGAAAATATCAAAACCCAACACCAAAATATGGATAAGAATATGATCGGATTGGTGTACCGGTTCAGACGCGGGTCCGACTCCAAAAGTTGTGCCACCGGGGAGGATTTCACCCCCATAATGCAAAACGGATCGGTGATCCGAATCACCGATTTTGAACAATTGCGGAAGCATTGTCCGCAGGATGAGCGATTTGAAGACTGGATCAAACCGTTTGATTATACCGAACAATTCCCGTTTTATCCGGCGGATGTGATGCGTCGAAAGCTCGGTATCCCGGACCCGATGGGCGCGGCGCAGCCCCACGGAACGGAAAGCACCGATTTGAATTCCATATTCGGAACGAATGCCGTGTCCGTCGCACCGACACCCGATTCTGGCGCACCTGCCAATATTGATGATTTGTTTGCAGGCGGGGGGTCACAACAAACAGAAACAGTGCCACCGGACGATGACATACCATTTTGATGAAATTCAGCGAGGCCACAGTCAGTACCCATGTGTTCGTTCCGAAGCATGAGGTAGATCCGGATTTGTTGGATGATTACGTCATCGAATCCGCATTTGAGGATAATCGGCACGTAATCCGGACCTATGCGGAAACCGGTCGGCATATCGGATTCCCACGGAATTGTTTGCCACCGGGTTTTCGGGCAGAAAAGGTCTATGACTTGCGTGTCACCGGCCCGAAAACCTACGGCACATTCACTTCCGAACTAAGACCGGACCAGTCCGACATTGTAAGGCGCACATTGGCAATATTACGCACCGAGGGCGGTGTGGTGATTCATGCTGATCCTGCTTACGGAAAAACCGTGTGTATTTTGAATATTCTGACCGAATTAAAGCGGCGGGCCATAGTTTTGGTACACAAGAGGGATTTGGTATGGCAATGGGTGGAAAGAATCATACAACACACCACCATACCCCGGTCCCAGGTTGCGGTTGCGATGGACGGTGAAGTTGGTGCGTTGGACGGAAAAAATATTCTTGTCGGGTTGGTACATACTATCGGAAAAAATTGTTGGGGAGAGACACTTACGCACTGGCCGGGGGTGGTGGTGTTCGACGAAGTTCATAGCAGTGTGCCTCCGCAAACGTTTGCGGACGTGGCGGCAATGTTTCCAGCCAAATACCGAATCGGGGCTACTGCCACTCCACGGAGACAAGACCGGATGCACCGGGTGTTTGAGCACCATATTGCAAGTTCGCGTCATCATGTCCGGGCGGTGGCTCCAACCCAAAACAAATCCGTGATCGTAATACATCGCTATTATGACCGTCATAAAATGCCGATTGAAGCGAAAAGCGTTCATGCAATTCGCGCACAGCTTTTTTATATCTTGATGAGTGACCCCGTGCGGAACCAACTGATTGTCAACTATGTGTCATCGTTTGTGTCCGGGGGTCGCCGGGTGATTGTCGTATCAGATCGCATCTATCATTTGGCGGTGTTGGCGGCGATGACCCGGAAGAAACATCCGGACAAACAAGTCGGATTTTATACGAATCAGGTTGCGGTGCTGGACGAATACTGGACAGAGATTCGACGTACCACAAACACCAAAGCCGATCTTGATCTTACGGCCAAATATGCGGATGTGATATTCGCCACTTACAAAATGTTGGGGGAGGGGACCGATTTGGAAAATGTATCCGGAATGATTTATGCGATGCCCCGGACGGAGGTGGAGCAGTCCAAGGGTCGTATCGAGGGGCCGCGATCCGGCGGAAAAAAGCCCGTGGTAGTGGATATTTGGGACATGGTGTACCCAACGGCCACGGGTTATGCAAAAAAGCGGATGTCGCATTATCAGTCGGTGGGTGCGTCCGTACATTACAGGGGGTAGACATGGCATCGTCATCGGACTATCAAAAAGAATATTACCGGAGAAACCGGGAAGAAATTTTAAAGCAGAGAAAGAAACGATACCAGGAGGATAAGGATTATCGGGAGGGGTTGAAGACAAAGGCATTACAGAAGCACCATGCCAACAAACCCCCGAAAAAAAACAGGCTGGTGGTGAATGCGGATGGGAAAACTTTTTACACCACCGGTTACTTGTCAAAGATGACCGGAATTAATATGATGACGATTCATTATTACATCCGGCACGGGATTATCCCGAACGCAAAAATTGTCCGTTGCGGATGGAAAATTTACACTGAGGAACAGATCGAAATTATCCGAGACGCGTTTGCGCCGTATGGCACCAAACGGAAGTCCGGTGAGGATTTGGAGCAAATCAAATTGAAAATACAAAAAGGATTCAACGCATGCCAAAAAAGAAAATAACCGAAAAAACAGGAACCATTGAAGTGGAGAGTACCGTATTTCATTACGGGCAGGAAGTGGTTGGGGATCGGCAGAACAAAAAGATTGAGGTTCGTCCGTTTGAAACGGACACCGCCACCGTGTCCGTGAAGATGGGTATGACTATTCCCACCCAACCCTATGCGTCCGTTCGTATTGATGTGATGCTGTCCACACCATGTTATGTCGAGGAGATGGAGGGGGTATACAATGATCTCCGGACAATGACACAAATGATTGTCACCGAGGAAAAACGGCGGATTGATGAGTGGATCGAAAAGAAAAAGGCACTGTGATCATGACCAAATATCTGATTATTGCAAATGTCGTAATTTTCATTTTCCTTATGCTGGCACTGATTTGGGGGGCCGGGTACGGGATTATCAAGATATGTTTTTCCATGAATCTGGTACTGGCGGCGGCCATCGTTTGCGTGGTGGTGATGCGGAGGGGATAACATATCATGCCTAATCTTGACGCCATCATCAAGGGCCACAACCGGTCTTACGGGGACGGGACCATTCGGAGCGGTCGCCAATTGCCCCGCGATCCCAAACGGATACCCACCGGTGTGTTTGTCGCGGATTATATTTCCGGGGGCGGATTGCCGTTATGGGGGACAACCTGTTTTTGGGGAGGTGAGTCCGGGGGTAAAACCACGTTGGCGCTCAATACGGTAAAATCCGCACAGTTGCTTTGTTGGAGATGCTTTGAATACCATTGGTTTTGCAAATGCGAAGATGGCCCACTCCGGAAGAAAGTGTATTTCGGGGAGGTGGAGAACACGACGGATACCGAGTGGGCGGAAGCGGTCGGAGTGGACCCGGACCAATGGGTGATTGGACAGGGAGAAACCGGCGAGGAGCACATGAATATTGCCAAAGCGGTGATCCAGGCCGACGATGTGGGACTGATTATCATCGATTCGGTGGCCGCACTTACGCCGGGGGCTGAAATGGACACGGATTTTGAGGATTTGGGAAAACTGATGGCGAAACAAGCCATATTAATGACCAAAGCCACACGGATTTTGAAACAACAAATGATTCGTGAGATGCGAAGAGGCCACCCGGTGGCATTGTTATGCACCAACCAGTTACGAACAAAAATAGGGCAGTTATACGGCAGCCCGGAAACGATGTCAGGCGGGCATGGGATGCGTCACGAATTCTCCTTATTGCTGCGGTGTGGAAAGATTAGTTTGAAAGATGGCACACCGGACAAACTTTATAAGAATAAAAAGGACAAATGGGGGAATGAGCTTGCATCCCGACACAACCTGTCCGTAAAAAAATCCAAGGTGCTGACCCTGGGCGGTCAGGCCGAATATCTCCGGGTGAAACAGGAAATTCCGGAACGTCGTATCCGGCGCGGGGGCATCGACGATGTTGACCTGATTATGAAAGAGGCGAGAGCGGCGGGAATCATTACGGATGAAAAATCAAAGGGGTGGAAATTTTGCGGGGAGCACATCAAAACGTTGGACGTTATATACGAGTTGTTGGCATCGAACGATCAATACCGACTGAAAACCCAGTGCGATATCATTAAGTTCAGAAAAGACGAATTGAAAGCCGGGGTGACCGATTGAGATTATTTTGCAAAGAATGCGGGGGCGTGTTATACGGCTATCCACGACATTTTCATAAGGGCATGGATACTCTGTGCTCCCTCCGGTGTATGTGGAAGTGGGGGAAAACAAAACGAGTGGTGCCGGATATTCGTGTGCATCATTCCCAGGAATTTGCCGAATTCCGTAGCCGATTTGAGATTATGTTTGCGGAATGGCTGACCGTCAACGGATTCCCTGTGATTTACGAACAGTATTTATTCAGGCTTGGGGATCACGGATCATATACCCCGGATTTTTTTATCCCGGACGCGGGATTTGTGGAAGTCAAAGGCGTGTGGCATCCTGGGCAGCGTAAGAAAATGGACCGATTTATGGCGGAATATCCGGAAATTCCCATTGTATTGTTGCCGTGGCCGGTGAACATCCAACTATGTCCGCAAACGTTTGCGGACGACGGAGACGTGTCCGATGTACGCAGAATTTTATGATATGCTTGCTGACTGGCGATTGGGCCGTATCCCCGTTACGGAAGAGAGCAACACGATTGTTCCAAAAAATCCGACAAGTCCGGATGCTCTTGCGGCGGATCGGACACGCCTGTTGGGTCTGGGACCGGACAATGATCAGGAATACGTCGGATTTCCACGGGCAAGCAGTATCCACGATACCTGTATTCGCCATCATGTGATCGGATATAGGCACCGTATCCTCCGTTCGAATCGAAGTATCGGGTCAAATCTGAAACTGACATTTTTACAGGGGAGCGCCATCCACAAACTGGCGCAAAATACGAATGCGTTTTTCGGAGAGGATGAAAAAATCGGTAAGTGGAAATGTTTGGCGTGTGGGAAGACGCACCCGTTTGGGACGCACCCAGGCCAGTGTGATTATTGCGAAGCCGAAAAACCCGCAGTGACATACAAAGAGAATTACACCAAAATTGACCGACCCGGAAAATTTCAGGCCACCACCCACCAGGATATGTTTATTCGGGATACGGACGGGGCCATACGGGTGGTGGAATTTAAAACGATGGCCACGTCCACATTTCGGGATTTGGTGTCTCCGCTGGCGGCACATGAATGGCAGGTCATATTGACATCGACCATGGCGGCGGCGGACCTTGAATTGAGGAAGATTGAGCCGGTTTCCTGTGACTACGCCTATATCCTGTACATTTCCAAGGGGCATCTGAAAGGCACGTTTCCATTGAAAATGTTTCGGGTGGACCGAACGGAAAAATTGTGGAGCAGGATTCGGGAAAAAGTCAGGCTGTTTGCTACCCATACGGCGGAAAAGACCCTGCCGGAACCACATCCGGAGTGTGTGTCATCCGGTTTTGACGCATGGCGGACCCGGATGTGTCCGTGCAAAAAAATGTGCCAAACATACAGAAATTACAATGATGGTGAAATTCCTGAGTGGGAGGGCGATACATGATCTTGATTGGAGTTGATCCCGGTCTTGACGGGGCTATGGCTGTTTTGGCAGATGGAAAAGTTGTTTTTTTTGACACTCCCACCATCAACACAAAAAGCGGGAAAAGAAATAAGCGTGAATATAACATTGCTGAGATGGCACAGCGTCTTCGGAAACTGGACGATCCGGATATTAAAGTTTTAATCGCAATAGAAAAAATTCATGCAATGCCAAAGCAGGGAGTTTCATCCATGTTTAGCATGGGGTTCGGGTTTGGTATTTGGCAAGGAATACTTGCCGCGTATCAAATTCCCTATACGCTGGTTCCGCCGAAAATATGGAAAAATAAAATTGTCGGTGTGGGGAAAGACAAGGAAGCATCTCGGCTAAAAGCAATTCAGTTGTTTCCGAAATGTGCCGAACAATTAAAGCGAAAAAAAGACCATAATCGGGCCGAAGCCCTTTTAATTGCGGAATACACGCGACAAACACATCAATTATGAATCCGCAAACGTTTTCGGATTTTCCATTGACAATTTCCCAAATAGGATGTATTATAACAAATGTTTTTTTTCAATAATATATTTACGGGGGAATGGGAATGAACCAAGTATCATTGGCACAATATTTGGCTGCGGGATATTCCGGTATTCATCTGAGAACGGATGATATTCATGAAGCACGGTGCTTCATCATCAATTCGCTAAAATCGGTCGAACTGGCCGAAGGTGACCGAAAGGTCACAATGCTGGACCGAATGACGATTTATGAGTGGGAACCCCGTTTTGGGGGTGGAAGACTTGCCGAAATACCAAATGATTATGCAGACGGGGTGTATGACGATGATGAATGGGAATCCGAGTCCAAAACAATTGACGATATGTTTATCGCTATGGAAGAGAAGGACCATGCCCTGTGTATCGTTAGGAATTCACGATCCTATTTGGAGGAAAGTCCGACCAATACCGCAACCAATGCTACGACTATTGCGGCGGCAACGGACGCACTGATTATGGCCAAAGATCGGGGGAGCGCGTTTGTATTTCTGGGCAGCATATTCAAACCAGCCCAAGAGATAGATTACCTGATTACCGTGGTGGATTCGCCCTACCCCACCCGTCGTGATATCCGAGACAAAGCGCGGGCCATGGCGGAAAGCGCGGAAATTGTCCCTGACAAAAGAGACAAACAGTACGCGACTTTTGAACGTAGCATTGCCGATGCCGCTATTGCCGGTTCCGGTATGAGTCACATGGCGGTTGAAAACGCACTGTCATTGTCCATTGCATTGACGGGGGCATTTGATCATCGTATCATCATGAACGAAAAATCCGCCGAAATCCGGAAATCCGACGTATTAGAATATTTTCCGGTGGATGAGGGATTGAAATATGTTGGTGGGATGGATTTGTTGAAAATGTATCTTTCGAAACGAAAAAACGCATTGGGAGAGGATGCGGAAAAATTCGGTATCCTTCCCCCGAAAGGCATTTTGTTGGCGGGTATTCCCGGCACCGGAAAAAGTTTGGTGGCGAAGGCCGTATCATGTGAGTTTGGATGGCCATGCCTTCGGTTGGATATGGGGAAAGTGTTCCGGTCCTATGTCGGGCAATCCGAAGCGGCTATCCGAAATGCGCTACAAGTGGCAGAGGCGGTGTCTCCGTGTGTGTTGTTTATTGACGAAATTGAGAAATCCGTTGCCGGGGCCGGATCGGATACGGATTCCGGTACGAGTTCACGGGTGGTTTCCACGTTGCTCACATGGAGACAGGAAACCACGAAACCCGTTTTTCTGGCGTGTACGGCAAACAAGGTGAGCGCAATCCCCCCGGAATTGATGCGGCATGGCAGGTTGGATGCTGTGTTTTTCACAGACACGCCAAACTATGCGGAGCGAGCGGAGATATTCAGAATTCATTTGGAAAAAAAACGGCGCGACCCTGACATGTTCGACATTGCGGAATTGGCGGAACAATCGGCAGAGTTTATCGGGTCGGAGATTGAGCAATGCATTATGGATGCGTTATATTCGGCGTTCGACCAGAAAACCGAAATAACCACGGACCATATTCTCCGGGAAATCCTACAGACCAAACCCCTGTCTGTCAGGAATGCAGAGGAAGTCCGGTACATTCGGGAGTGGGGTATGTCGCGTGCAAGGCCCGTGAGTTCGAAATATGACGGGGATAGATCAAGGAAAAAGGGGCGTGTGCTCCGAACAATAAAAAATTAACAAGAGAGGAATAATTCCATGGCAAAAGCAAAACTTGAAACAAAAACGAATGTGGGGCAGAGTACGATCAGCAAAACCGCGAGATCCCTGTACGATGCGATTATTAGTGCGGACAGTGTGATTGATGATTCGTTTGTGTCTTTGGCAGAAAATCTCCACAAGTTCAGTTCGATGGAATACTACCAACAATTCGGGTATTCCAGATTCACAGAGTTTGCGGAGAAAGAGGTACGGATCGGTTCCCGGAAATCCGAATACATGGTGAAAATATGGAATTTCGTCAAGGATTGTGGTATTCCTACGAAAGAAGTAAAAAAACTCGGATGGTCAAAGATGAAAGAGGTGGCGCGGGTGGCATCCGTTGAAACCGCAAAGGCGTGGATGGAAAAAGCAAAAATGATGTCCACGCGGGATTTAATCGCGGAGGTGAAAAAACACAAAAATCCGTCAAAACCGGGAGATGAAAACGGAAGCACGACCGAGTTTAAATTCACTGTGGACACGGACGAATCCACCATTGTCACGGATGCCACTAATTTGGCGAAGACACTCGGAGCGAAAACGGATGCGGATGCCATGCTGGTGATTTGTCAAGAGTGGATGGAGTTCAAGGGGGAAAGTCCGGTCATCACGCCACTGGATACAATGCTTAAATACATGGCAGCTAATTACGGCGTGATCCTGACGGTTGCGGAACAACCTGAATCTGCGGAGGTGGCGGCGGAAAAAGAATCAAAAGAATCGGCAAAGAGAAAAGAAACAAAAAAGAAAACAAAACCGGATGCAAAGCCGAAAAAATCCAGAAAAATCGTGAAGACCGTTCCACCGCCGGATACAAGCTATAGCCCGGAAAGGGAACTGGACCGTATTATCGGAACCGAACCTCCTCCCCCGGAATTTGATTCGTTGGAATCAATTATGGCTGGTAGTGCGAAGGAAAAAGGAACGGATGATTTCGATTTGGACGCATTTCTGGGGTAATTAATGGATACGATTCCGTTTGAAAAAATGCCTGTTTGGTTGGTGAGGAATGGTGTCCGCACCGGATTAAGATATGCAATTCGTCAATCGGATTGGACCTTGGCGCGGACCTGCCTCGAAAAAATATTGCCAGATGATGGTATGTCATGGCTACAATGGAATATTCCCATTGCCATTGCCCATGATGCTTGTCATCTCATTCCGTTGATTGCCAAAGTTGATCATGCGGACGCAGATACATTTAGAAAATTGGTGGCAACGATTACGTTGTCCCCAAAAAATCAGGATGCCTATTCCCTGTCCGTGAGCAGCCCGTTTGAAGAACAGATGCCAATTGAAACTGAGCAAACCCTGTATTGGATTAGCCGGGGCTATTTTGTACATGAAAGATTGCGAGAGTGGGCAGTTGGGAAAGGGTGTGCCGAGGATGTTCTTGACCCGATCAATCGTCGTGTGGCTATGGGCGGACGCGCTGAGGACACCAAGACGTTTGTGGCGTGTCATGTGATTCTGGCAAACCGGGAGGTTGAGTCTCCCCGACTTGGTAAACCAGTGGTTTACCAATTATCTGATGAGTTGCCCTTGGTTTGTTTTGGCCCTGAAGGTCAGGTCGGCCGAGATATTGAGCGTCGGTTCGAGAAAACGTGTCTGTATAAATACGATATGGATATGATTCATATAATTCGGCTATGGCGTGAATTCATGTATGAGAGGGTACCATTAACGAAACTGCATCCGGATAGCCGCTACTATAGGAAACGGCTTGAAACGAACACAATATATCAGGATTATTCGGCCCATGATATGTGGGCGTTATGGAAAAAATCATTAAAACATGATATAACAGAGTGTATTCGATATGTAATTGAAGAGGAGATAAGACAATGGAATTTGTCGGTCCCGTCGCAAAGGCCCTAAAGAAGGACAACGGAAAAGTGTTCCCCGGTATTCGGTGGGAACACCAGGAGCAAGTCAAATTGCCAATCCGGTTGCTATACTATAATGGTTGGAACCCAAATGAAATGACTGAAAGCGAGTTTAACGCGCTATCCGGAAACGTGGACGAAGTGGCTATGCTTGACCCCGTGTTGGTCGTGCCGTGGACTACTACCGAACAACAGGTAGAAATCGAGGATCGTCTTTATACAGCGGATCATGGGCAGGTGGTGACAGACTGTGGAGAGGTGGTGTTCCGTGTCGTGGACGGGGAACACCGAACCGAACAGCAACGGATTGCGGATGCGGAGTATATTCCCTGTATCATCGGACATCCGGAACGGTTGGACGAATTCATGCAGAAAAAACAGACCATGCGTATGAACATGATCCGGGGAAAACTGAACCGGAAAAAGTTCAATGCCCTGGTTGAGGATTTCATAAACAACTACGGGACGGACATGGATGCGTTGCCGGATGAACTTGGGTTTTCGGATTCAAAGGAATTCTATCGCATGATTGACGTGGCGCGGGAATCCCTGCCGGAAGACCTTCAGAAAGAATTTGACCGGGTGAAGGACGGTATCACAAACATTGATGATCTGGGTGCGGTGATCAATCGGTTGTTTTCCGAGTTTGGTGACACCGTACCTGCGAACTATATGATTTTGGATTTCGGAGGCAAGGACCATATCTGGGTCAAAATATCAGTGGGGAAGTTTGACACCATGCGCCGGGTGGCGGATGACATTCGAAAGCACGGGCATACGTTTGATTCCATGATCTGTCATATTTTGGAACATCTGAATATCGAAAAATATGTCGAGCGTTATGGGGGTCAGTTGGAATTGATCGAATCACATCCGCAAACGTTTGCGGACGAGGAGGATTGACTATGGCGTGGGTCGTGAAATGGAAGAGCAAAAAAACAAATATGTCCGGTTCCGCAGGGACATTTCAAGAAAAAGCGGCGGCAAATGATCACGCAAAAAATTTGAATCGGGATCATAAAGAATTCCACCATTGGGTGGAAAAAATTAAAAAATAACACAAGCGGAGGGGAAACGTGATTGATTTTGGAATAGGTGATAAAAAGAAAGTGTCAAGAATATGCTCCGGGTGCGGCTTGCCCATTGAGGAGAGCAAACAGATTAAGGGGTTGCCGAGAAACAAGTGTTTTGTGTGCCAATCATTCGAATCATACAGCGGACACGAAAAACCACCGTTTTCGTTCAAAATCCCCCGTTTTTGGAAGAGCGAAAAAGATGAAATTAAATGAGAAATCCGCCACCATGTCCGGCAGCAAGGGGGTCATGAAACAACTACGGGAGTACGTATCCCCGGCTGGAAAGAAAGCGTCATGGATGCGTCACCTGAATGACCGGCAGTTGGCGGAAGTATACCATCGCCTGAAAATGGGACAATCCCCCTATCGGATTGCGAGGATTGTACAGGATGATTGGGGAATGTGTACAAAGTCGGAAGCCCGATCTGTTGCGCGGACAATCACCAAATTTAAGCATGACATCATCGGTGATATTTCATGTGTCAAAGACCCGAAGACCAAGGAGTGCAAGGATAGTCGCAATGTTAAAATTCGTGCCAAGCGGGTGGTTGAAAAGCTGGATACGGTCGGACGCCTCCGCTGGCTTACCGAGGTGCAGACAGACCGGGTGGAAATGTGGGTGGAAAAAGAGAAGATCACCGGCATCCCCTTGGCACGAACGGACGAGGCAGTAAGAACCTTGGCCGGGTTATTACGGGATTTGAATGATCTGCAAATCAAGTTGGGGTTGTTGGATGCCCGTGAACCCCAGATCGGGGTTCATATCCAACAGGTGTTCAACAATGTACTTCCCACCGAGACGGCGGAAAGCCTGGGAATGATCAATGCTACCAACAAATTCATTGACATGCTGAAATCGGATGATTCCGTGATTGACATACCTGTGGAAGATATCAAGACAACCAGTAATGCGGAGGGGGAGTAATCGGTGGAATTGATCCAACGGAACCGGTGTATTGATATGATTCGGAACATGGGGACGGATGCGGGGCTGTCCCCCCGAAACATGATTATCCTTACGTCCATGGTGGAATCCGTGCCGTTTGTTAAGCATGACAGTGAGGAGTACTGCCAGTTAAACGATATCATGAGCTTCGCACAGAATTTCCGGGATGCGGTTAAACATAGTGATTCCAGCTTTCTCCACCGGAAACGTGGATTGAAATACAAGATCGTTGATTTTGAGGAGTTTGCCGAATCACGGGAATACCTTGACCAAAAGGCAAGCATCCGACCGCGTATCAAACAAGAATTGATGCGGTTGTTTAATCCCGCCAATGATTTTATTGAGGTGGTGCTCGGCGGGGCCATTGGGGTGGGGAAAAACTATTTTAACGATTTGGCAATGGCCTACATGCTGTACAGGCTCAGTTGTTACCACGACCCGCAACTTGAATTCGGCTTGGCCCCCGGTTCCTCCATGATTTTTATCATGCAGTCGAAAAGTGAAAAGCTGGCGAAGAAGGTCATTTTTGATCAGTTTGCAAGCAAATTGGCACGGTCCCCCTATTTCACCAAGCTGTTTCCGTATGACAAAAATGTCAAATCCGAAATGCGGTTTCCGAATCAGATATCCGTGCTCCCTGTCGGAGGTAACGAAACCGCCGCGCTCGGGATGAATGTTTGGAGCGCGTCCATTGACGAAATGAATTTCATGACACGCACCACGGACAGTATGCATGTACGGTTTAGCAATGAGAGTGAATATGACCAAGCGCAAGTGTTGTACAACCACCTGATCCGGCGAATGTACGCACGGTTCCAGGAATTCGGAAAAATACCCGGAAAGCTGATTCTGATTTCTTCCACCAATTACGAGGGGGATTTCATTTCCCGAAAAATCGAGGAAGCGCAAACCGACGATAGTATTTTTGTGATGAGTCTGGCGCAATGGGAATCGGTTCCCGCCGAAAAGTATTGCGGTGAAAAGTTCTTGGTGGAGGTTGGGAATACCCGAAAACGAACCCGCATTGTCAATTCCAAGGAGGAAGCAGTGGACCCGGACGACGTGGTGGAGGTGCCGGTGGAATACCGGAAACAATTCGAAACCGATCCGGAAGGGTCCATGCGTGACCTGGGGGGTCGTGCGGTGGCGGGAAAAAACAAATTCATCCCATTCCGTGAACAGATTGAGGAGTGTTTTCAAAAATACGAGGAAGCGACCGGGGGTCGCACGTTGTTCCGGTATCCCATCGTGGACTTTTCTCAGATATTGGACATGGACCGACCGGATTTTTCGGAGATTGTGGATTTGGAATACATTCGTGATTTTATCCTTGATCCCGCCCAGGTATTCGCAATCCATGGCGACCCCGGACTGACGGGGGATGTGTTCGGCCTCAGTGTGGGGCGGATTGTCGGATATGTATTTAGTCAATTCAGTGCTCCTCCATATGAATTCGAACCCCATGAACAAGAATTGGCGGAAATGCATCAGCGTATCACATCCGGCCAACCTATCCGATTACCTATTTTTATGATTGACGGATTGATGGGGATTGCCGCGCCACACAACGACGAAGTGGACTTTGACACCGTGCGTGATCTGGTGTTGTTCCTGAAACGGCATGTTAATATTCAGTGGGCCACTGCGGATACTTATCAAAGCGCGAATATGATTCAGGGGTTTAGGCGGGCGGGGATTCGATCCGGTCCCCTCTCCGTAGACGGAACAAAGGGAGCGGTGAAATATTTGGATTTGAAATACGCGCTGAAAGATACACGGGTGTGGCTGCCGCGTATTCCGTTGGTACAAAAAGAACTGACCGAACTGATTCGAAAACCGGACGGGAGTATTGACCATCCCCGTGGCGGTTCGAAGGATTTGGCGGATGGCGTATGTGGTACGACCCATATTCTATTCCGAAAAGAGGCGGTCAAGGATATGAGACAACGACGACCACGGGGAAACCGACCGATTTCGCGCCGACCCACGCGTAAGTTAAGGGGTCGGCGGAAAATCAGACGTATTCTATAGTGGACAGACGAAACGTAGGTGAAAGGAATTAGAACAATGACACTGAGGGATATTGTGAAAGCATGTGAGTGGAAAAGAAGGATGATCCATGACCATCCTGAGCCATACCAGATGGTAGTAACAGGATTGCAAGTTGGAAATACGAAAGGGAATATTGTTTGGGAAAAATACGTCGGATACGTTGTTCAAGTCAGAAAAAAAGCCGGGGCGTTCGGGTCGGATATGGTGTTTATTCGCCATCCGGACGGGTCTTTGACGACTCATGAAAACCAATCCTACTGTGGCTTGTCACCAGAAATTATCGAAGAAATAAAGAAACTGTATCCGGATGGAATGATAGAAGAGGATATGGAATACGACGGGCCGTATTCCATAAACGGAAAACACCCAAGAGTTGGAAAAATTATTGAGCCGGAAAATGGGTATTATACATAAGAACGTTGTTTGACAACCTTTCACATTCTTTGCACCTATTCTCAATCGTAGGTGCTTCGGAATAATCAAAAAAGAAGATACAAGAAAGTGGGCGATAATGAATAATACGGAACCATTTGATCCGAAAGACATCTTTGACATAGAAGAGGCATTGGAAAAGGGGGAGATACTTGAGATTCCGGTGGAAGAATACCGAAATTTTAAAGACGCCTGTGCGATTACGGGAGCCGATCTGAGTGATTGCCAAGCATACCCGGACCCATATAATATGACCGTGGTAATCGTCCCAACAAAATGAAGGAGAGATGTGCTTTGATGAAAAAAAACATAATGAATGTCTGTATCGTGGTTATCTTGCTGTTTGGTCTGTCCGCTTGTACCACACGAAGTGGCGCATTGGGGGTATCGGCGGGATTGTGGCGGACCAACGAACGTACCACTCAAGTGAAATGCGGAGAGGGAGACAACACGACAAAAATGCAGACCAGTGTGGCCGTGACCAATGATGCCCTTAAATCCTCATTGGAAGTGTTGGCGGCGGCACGGGTGGCCGTGGACAGTATGCGGTCGATTCTGAGCTATGACGGAAAGAGTTTGGCCCCGAACACCTACCGAAGCAACAATTTGCCCGTGAATTTCGATGTCTGGCAAGAGGGAGAGGATGTGTTAATCCGGACCCACCATGGGATTTATCGGATTACACAGGATGGGAAGGTCAAAAAAGACAAGGGGAGCGTGTGGTAACCGTCCGCAAACGTTTGCGGATTCGCAATTATTAAACCGTCCAAAAATGTATGAAACGGACTAAGGGGCATGTGGTGAGAATATTAGAAAAATTTATTGACAAGGCGATTTCCTCTTTCTATTGCAGTCGCATCAAAGTCAAACACCAAATATCCCATGACCTTTTTTGCAATTCCGAACAATTTTCAAAACAGGTGGGCATGCCCTTTTCCAAACAAAACAGGTGAATTTGACAGAGAGGAGCGTAAAAAATGAAAAAAATGTTGGCAGTGGTATTGGTGGTAATCGTGCTTGGGTCATTTGTGGCCTATGCGGCAACGGATACGGACATATCTGGCATGGTATCCGAACAGGCCGGGGATTTGCAAGGATTGATGGGGCTGATAGCAAAAATTATTGTTGCGGTGGCATCCCCGTTGGCGGCGTTGGCGATTGCCACCTATCTGGTGATGCGGTTCCATAACTTTATAAGACGACGTATTGGACAATCCGCCTATAGAAGGATGGGTTTGGGGGTGAAGTCCACCTTGCGGATTGGCACAGCCACGGGTAGTGTGCTGGCACGAATTCACCGGGAAAATTTGGACGGATTTTTTGCCTATGTGTTGCCTGACGGGGATGCTACGGCTACCGTGGACGAGGAAATATTTTTCAGTTGGATCGGGTGGGAGTGCGCCCAGGTGAACATTATCCGAAACATTGATTTGAAAGAAGAACCCAAAAAGGAGGCATCATGAAAAACGAGGATATCAGAAAAGCAGTCGAAGCCTATGAAGGTATCGGAGATTTGCTCGACTCAATCAAAGGGATTGACGGGAGCAACGGCCTGATTGCCCGTATTGCGGATGTGTGGCGGGTGACCGAATTGGTGGTTAGGGCAGTGGAGGAACAATCCGACACGAATACCTCCGATGAAAAACTTAATGCCGCAGTGGAGACGTTGGACGCATTGTGCGAATTTGATAATTTTTGGTTGGAATTGGCTGACGGTATTCTGTTCAAGATGTTGATTAGCGCAACCGTTCATGTGATGAATTCCAGGGAAGAGTGGTAAATCGCGGTCAGTTAGACACCCATCAAAAACGAGTGATACACAAACCTAATCGGAGGGATATGTGGGAATCATAAGAAAAGGCATTGTGTACGGCAAAACAATCACAAGCTACAAAAACCCTCTCCGCAAATTGTGGAACATCCGCAAACGGCGGGGGGAGTCCAAAGAAAAGAAATGGGAAAAGGAAAACAAACATGCCAACGAACAAACATAACCGACCAGGGTATAACGGCCTGTTGACCCGCGTGGCGCATGAAATATCCCAAATCGCCGGAAAAAGTGGTAAGACGTTGCTGGCGGGGATGGATAATAAAAACGAATTGGACTTGTACCACTGCAAATCCAAGGAGGATTTGGCGAGCATGGCGGATACCTACGCCAAAAGCATGGGGGTGGAATTCCCGAAAGACGCGGATTTTCGCATATTGTCCATCCTTGCCGGTCTGCGACACATTGCCAGTTTGGACGAAGCCACCTATGGAAAAATTATGTCCGGAAAGCTGATGTAACCATGAAAAAACATGATATTATGCTATGTATTGTGGATGAGGATAGTGGTGCCATTGTCAGCGATATTGTATTGGGGTTGTGGGACGGAACGGAAATACTCGCATCTGAGAACAACGGTTATGTTTATTTTGATGATATTCCGGTCGGTGTCCACCGTATCTATACCATGTGTGATGTGTTTCGGATAAGCGTGAAATGTTCCGGAACCGGCAAAATATGGAAAAAGGGATTTAGCTATCCGCAGAAGTACGGGACCATATTGGGCGAAATGACGAGTTATGCCGTGGGTACCTCTGTTATTTCATCCATATTCAAACAACCTGATGTTGGGAAGGCATGGGAAAATTATAAACGCGACCAACTAAAATTATGTCCGGGAAATTGATGTAACCGTGAAAAAACATGACATTCTTCTACGCATTGTGGATGAGGATAGTGATAAATTCCAGGGAAGAATGGTAAATCGTGGTCAGTGAGTCACCCAATTAAATACAAGTGAGATGAGGGGTAAAGTGATAAAGTGGGCAGAGGTGCGAATCGGCAAAATTATACTGCGATGGAAGTATACCGATTATGACAGTTTACGAAGCGGCGGAATATTTCTACAGGGATGGGTGTGTCAGTAAAAGGTTGTGGGATTTTATCAAGGATGACGTTTCGGATTTTATTCGCATGGTTAATCCGGATCGACATCGTTGTTTTTTTGTTTTTTTTATTAGCGAATCTGACAGGAGGGATATGTGGGGATCGTAATAAAAGAATGGTGTAATAATCTGTTGTATCAAAATTGGGAGTGTAACGCATTAATGAAAGGTTAGGAGATGTGGCCATGGCGTATGAGTATGATGGTTCAGTCAAAATGGAAATGTATATCATAACGGAAATGCATGCGTATGGATTGGGGTCGGAAGAAATTGACAGAATTGTTAACTATACACAATGCACTCGGTGTTCCCTGTATGAGGTGTGGGACCATTACAAAACAATTATTGCCATGGGGAACACGATACTATCCGATGTTACCGCCCGTGCGTCAGTTACGGACATAGGAACTGTCAAAGATATGATATCCATGGAGATTAAACGAAGAAAGCCCGAAAAGCCGCCAATCTGCAAACCGGTAAAATCGGATTTCCCGATCCGGCGTAAAATACTCTTGACAAATTCACTATAAGGCAGTAATATGATCATATATATCATATAACGTTAACATGAACAAAAGGGGTGCGTCGTGTGACTACTATTTTGCCGGATGGTCATCTGGTACGGTCAATAGGTGAGTTATAAAATTCAGAATTCAGGGTTTCGCGTAAAGGGGGGGGGCGGGTTGTCTCGTTCCCCTTTGCTTTCAATTGCAGAGGGGTGCATATGCATGATGATATCAGCAACATGGCTTCGACAACGGAATTGGTGGCATTGCACGACAAGTCCAAAACATGGTTTGCCAAAAATGCCAAAAAAGGAAAACTGCACAGAATAAAAGTCGGCCGACAATGGTTCTATGATCCATACGAAGTACTGGAACTGATCAAAAGTGAAATCAGCCACGGGGAACGGAAATGGGATTGCGTATCCTATGGGAATTGCGTGTTTTCGTGGGCAAAGCGAAATATCCATCGGAACGACAATCCGTGTCGGACGTGTTCCAATTATCGGTCAAACGGGGGAATTGAAAATGAGATCAAAAGTATCTATGACGTTTCTTGAATGGCGAACGGAGGCAGAAAGGCTGTTCGGTGGGAATCCGGATGCGTGGTCATTCGAATGTCCGGTATGCGGACATGTTGCACGTACGGATGACTGGCGGAAAATCGGCAAAGGTGGTATGGCCGGTTACGGATGTATCGAATGCTTGCATACTGATGTGGAAAAGAACCCTGTCAGGGTGGTGCATACTGACGGTACGGTTATAAACATGTTTGATTTTGCAGAGGATTGTGGAAAATGAGCGACATTATCATGATGGTGGGGAATATTTGTAGCGGAAAGTCCGTATTGGCGAGAAAGTTTGCCAATCGTGGGTATGCGGTTATTAGTATGGATGCGATTCAGACGGGTGTTGCCGGAGGCTTGTACGACAGATACGATCCGAAAAAGAATACGGCTTTCCAAGGATGGGCGCCGGAGGGGTAAACGCACTCGGATTTATAATCAAGCAATTAAAAAACCCGAGGCTTGCAATCATTGACACACTGGCGAAGTTCCGGCCGGCGCAGAACGGGAAGGATAATAATATATATGATCGGGATTACGAGCACATAGCGAAATTGAAGGAATTGGCGGACTATTTCGGAATATCGTTGCTTGTCATTCATCACGTAAGAAAGAGCTACGCCGAGGACATTGTTGATTCGGTTTCAGGGACTGCCGGCATAACAGGCGCGGCGGACGGTTGGCTTATCATGGAGAAAACACAGACAGGAGCCACGCTGCATGTTGACGGTCGTGATGTGGAGAGAAAAAAGCAGATCGGAAATCATTCAGAGAGGACGAAGCGAAAGCGATGTCCACTTACACTCTTGACCTGATAAGCAAGGATTTATGAGGAGGTAGCATGTATATAGTAAGACTGGAAGATGGAGGAAGTTTGTCAAATGGTGTATGGCTTGCTCAATGGGAAGGCGATCCCGGTCGAACGCTGAGAAAACACAACGCTGAACGATTTAAAGATATTGGAAGTGCCGAAAAGGCTCTGACAAAAGCCAGAGAATACAGACAGTTTAAAAATGCAAGAATCGAAGAATTATGATGAGCACCATGCACACCAACCGTACACACCACTCACCCGGCGCTACCCGTGCCGTCCACCACACCGGAAGGCCTTGCTCGAAGTGTGGGAAACGGACAATGAGCGTGAACAGAATATGTGATTCATGTTCAACAGGCGTTGGCGGAGACATTGAAAAGCTGTATCATTCAAGGGAGTGGAAACGTGTATCAAGGCATGTCATGCTACGCGACATGTATAAGTGTCAGCAATGCGCCGGATTGGCACGTATCGTGCATCACATATTGCCAACACGGACCAACCCGGAAAGGTTTTTTGACAGCGGAAACTGCATTGCTCTGTGTGTTGAGTGTCACGACGTGATACATGGGAGGAAGAAAGAATGCGAATGAATCACTCGTGTAAAGGCTTGATTGTCGCGGCTTCGCGTATGGGGGCGGTTGTAATCGCTATGGTATCAAGCTTTGGCGAGAGTTCGGGGAAATGGAGAGACGCAGAAACAATTTCGACAACATAGAAAAAGAACATGATGTGTTGATTGTCTGTGATGAAATCAACCTATGTGTCGAAAATGTTCCCATCTGCGTGAAGCTGTGGCAAAAGCGTGTCTGTGGCACGAACAAGACGCGATTGTAAAAAGTGATGATGACGGGAAATGCCCGATATGCGGAGGTCCTGTAAAAATTGTGAATGTGTGTGTGGGAATATGAACATCTCGAAAATATGCCCACGATGCGGACGCACCTTTCCGAATATGAAAGCGCACATCCGCTGTTCATGCGGTTCAGTGATAGGTGATTGTTTCAGGTGCGGGCGGGCTATGGAAATTATTGACCATAGTCCGCTGTGCGAAAACTGCTTACAAGAAAGGGATGAAAATGGACATTGTGAAAATCGTAGTGGCAATCTGGCAAGCGCTCCCCGATAATTCCCGTCGGGAAATTATCGAAAATCTTGAAGAGGATATTGGAAAATTATTGTCGGAAATTTTCCGACTGATATTGGAGGACAGATGAGCTTCGAAATCGCAAAATATTATGCGGCAAGCGATATTGTTCCGGCACATTTCAGAAAGCCGGAAAACGCGTTCATCGCGTTACAGATGGCAGAACGCATGAATATTGACCCCTTCATGCTAATGCAGAATTGAAGCCCCGGATATATCAGAGGGATTTTCGGAAATCCGTACCCCTCCGGTACGGTATCGGGTACATGCCGCAGACTTTGACGGATGGTTGGCAGAGAATGACTATCCTGATATTGGTGACCCCATCACTGAAAATGTGCGCAAAATAAAGGAATTATATGAAGATTTGTCCAATTTTGTTATCATTTGGACCTGTCGGCACGGGGATACGTTGAATCAGGCACGGTGGTGGTTACGTCAAAATGACATTCCGTTTGACGCAATCAATTAGAATCCATTGTTTGAAACGGGAAGCCGCAAAATATTTGCACATATGTATTTTGACGACCGGAACGGGTAGTGTACAATAAGCAGAGGAGGGTATTGTGTTTTGGGGGAAAGGAAAAAAAGTAATGTGTGGTGTATGCCATAAATGGGTGGAAAAGTCGAAACTAAAAAAATTGTGGCATACGGACATCGTGACGGATTCGGACAATTCGCAACGGGCCGAGGGTCCGTTCCAACCTATTCTGATTTGCAATGAATGCATGAAAATGAAGGTGAATACCTAACAGGGGGGAGAGTGAAACGTATCAAACTTATATTTGTCGTGGTGGTTATAACATTCCTGTGTGGTTGTGTCAGTGGGGAGAAAAAGCCAATGAATGACAATATCGACCCAATCCGCCAACAACATGAGCTAAAAAGGAATATTGATCTTGATGCTTGACAATATCCCTATGTATGTGCTAATCTGGGATATCAGGAAACAGGAAGAACAAAGCATAATCGTCAATGGCTTGGCTTGACAATAACAATTTTTTCCTTGTTCCGACTGTTTCCCTATTCCCTCGGTGGCGGGGGGCCGGGTGGCTCCCCGCTTTTTTATATTAGGAGGGGTGTGTATGATACCGAACTTTGAACTTAGACACATGAAGCCGACAAGCGCAAAACTTTTTATGCGTCGATGGCATTATACGCATACGTGCGGAAATATTGTTTGTGCGCACGGATTTTATGTGGAAAACCGACTATCCGCGATTGTTTCCTATACGCCTCCCGTGGGGCGGCACCTCCCAAACAGCATTTTGGAAAACGGGATTTACTCGGAATTTTTGGAATTGCAGAGATTGTTTACACATGACCGATTGCCGAAAAACAGTGAATCCAAGTGCGTGTCAATGAGTTTGAAGCGATTGAAACAGGATTATCCGAAGGTGGTTGTGGTCGTATCCTATGCGGATTCCGGGGCGGGTCATGTGGGATACGTATATCAGGCGACTAACTGGATTTATACTGGGAAAGCGTCCAACGAGCTTAAGATATTTATCGACGGAAAACGGGTTCACCGACGATCTTTGGTGGCAAGATACGGGACATCCGGGGTGCAAAAATTAAAATCCATGGGTCTGGATATTCGTGTGAGTGACGAACGGTTCCACAAACACCGCTATATTTTTGTTTTGGCCTCGTCAAAACGGGAACGGAAGCGAACGGTGCGACGGTTGAAGGTGACCCCGCTTCCGTACCCAAAGGGAAATATTCGGTATTACGATTGCGGGGCGAGTTGCTTTGACAAGATAGAAGGATAATTGTTATGACACGTGCATGGTCGTGGAAGTGTAAGAAATGCGGGATGACACACTCATTCATCCTTTTTAACCCCAGGCCCCCCGGACGGTATAAAAAATGTGACAATACCGAATGCGGAGGATTGATGGAACGGTATGAATTGGGGGAGCAATTTTATACTATGATATATGCTTCGAGATCAGCAGGAACCGGCCAAATTCAGCGGCGGGCTTGAAGGATGAGAGAGCTTTCGCTTTTCACGGGGGCCGGCGGCGGGCTGCTTGCTGGCATGAAGCTCGGATGGGAGCCAGTAGGTTATGTCGAAAACAACGACTATCGGCAGCGAGTTATCAGGCAAAGGATTATTGACGGTTTCTTGCCAAAGGCACCGATCTTCGGTGATATCAAAGCATTCGTTAGTGAAGGGTACGCCGCAAGCTATCAGGGAATGGTTGATATCATTAGCGGCGGATTCCCCTGCCAGGACATCTCCGTTGCCGGAAAAGGCAAAGGTATTACCGGTAAAAAATCATCTCTCTGGTTTGCAATGGCCGATGCCATACGCATCATTCGACCCCGATACGTATTCATTGAAAACAGCCCAATGCTCCTTACTCGCGGATTCGAGTACGTCCTTGGTTCGCTTTTCGAAATGGGGTATGATGCGACGTGGGGTATTATATCCGCTGCCGACGTTGGCGCGTGGCATATCAGGAAAAGAATCTGGATTTTTGCTTCCCACACCGACGGTAAACGGCAACTACAACCGAAAAGGCGCGTCCAAACATTCGGGGGACGGATTGGCCACGGCAATTAAACGACTGCTCCACACATCGACGGTACAGGATGCAAAAAATAATGCTTCGGGAAGTCATGCGAATCCGAAACACACCGGTTTTCTAAATCCCGACTGGGTGGAATGGTTCATGGGATGGCCGGTGGGATGGTCCGATGTCAGAACGCTGAATAAACTTGTGTGGCTCCCGATAAACATGTGGCCTAATATTAAGCCAATCACGTACAAAAAAGAAAACAGAAGAAATCGCGTCAAAGCTATCGGTGACGGGCAGGTTCCGCAGGCGGCGATTCTGGCATGGAATATCTTGTCTGGTCCGCAAACGTTTGCGGACTTAATCCAGTGTTTTACCCCCGGTTTGACCGGGGGTAAGTAATACTGCTATTCGCTTTTAAATTGGTATTTGGTTTATTTCACCATTAACCGTATCAAAAATAGAAGATCATTTCCTTCTTCCAAATCATGCCATGGCACCTTCCTCGAATACTCTTCGTTCGGAACCTGTATGACAGCATGTTCCTCACAAGCCCCTATAATCTGACCTTGTATGTCATTTTTAATCATAACAACTGAATTTTGTTTAATTGTTCCATCCAAAATGTCTTGATAAGTCATTTGTTAATCTCCTTTTTATGATACACAGTAAAGTCGGTTTTGCCGTTCAATCGCCACGCTGTTTCATTTTTTTCCTTTTTGTTTTTCATGCTCTTGCAGTCTCTTTCGTTGTTATTATAGTAAATCACATTCAGAATCGAACACGATTCTCTCATCCTCGTAGCCATAATTTTCGACCACAGTGCCGCCGTTTGTAATGCAGCATCTTTCAGCTTCCTCCTGTTCTTCCCATATCATGGCGTCAGGATATTCACTAACAAACTTATTCCCGTCAAAAAATTTTTCCTCGTATTTTATTATAAACATTTGTTTCCCCTTTCTTTTGCGTATTCTGCTTCATAATGGCATTGCGTCAAACACATATTCTTTTCGTTGCATGCCCGCCGAAGCGGGCTGGTTGCGGACGTTTGATTGTACTATATTAGGACCATGTTATTTCCAGCAATATTTGTTTCAATATGTGTGGGTTTTGAATCAACAGGCTTGCCCATATTTTCCTTGTAAATGAAATCCGAAACATGGTATGCGTTTACAAACTCTTGCGGGTACACATCATTGACTGGCATGTCCAACTTAATGCTGCCGTCCCGTGACCTTCCAACCAACCAACGTTCACCCTCAATCGACACACGTACCATTTCATCCTCTTCGGCATTAGCCGTGCCATTTCGGATAATATCAAGATATTTGCAACTTGCCTCATCCTGCAATTCGTCAGAAAGACGAACTTGGACAAATGTGTTTGCTCCGTAGCGTAGTACGTCGCCAGTTGCATGGTCACGTTTGAGTACTTCAAAATTAGTTGCGAATTCTTCCACATCCCTGAAATTTACAGCTCTGTCACGAACCGTAAACAGGATCAGTCCATCCATGTCTCTGACGCTAACTTGCTTTGTATTGTATCCCAATGTTTGTTTCATTTCTTTTCTGATTTGCTTCGTTGTTGTCATGGCTTGGCTCCTTTTTGGTTTGGGTTTCTCTCGCTGTCTGGAATATATAATAATTCCTTTTAAGGCAATTGTCAAGTATTATTTTTCATATTTTTATTTTTTTTACACGGATGTACACTAATGAGTACCTGTTTTTATTTTGGTTATTTCGTCCATTCCGGATACTCATCCGTCCATCGATTTCCGTCGAAAAATTTTTCACTGTGCTTTATTATGAACATCTTTCCCTCTATTGCTTTAGTGTTTTCCCCGTTACTGATTAATATCAGTAATGCCTTATAAGGAAATTGTCAAGCATTATTTTCACATCGAACAAACTTTACACGGATGTACACTGTCGGATAATACCACACCCTGGCCATGCCACTTTCGGCACGATGTGGGGCATACGTGTAACACGGAAGGCACACGGCACAGGCAATCTGCAACTGTAGTTGCAGATATGTGTAACGTATTGATATCACAAGGATTGTTATCCGCAAACGTTTGCGGACATGTGGGAAGTCTGGAAACGCTATGCACAATCCGATTTGTGTGTGCGGATACCATGCTTGTCCGATGTCCGTTGGTGCGGAACCAGGATGTGGCGGGCAGAAACAGAATCATGGTTGGCCGAGATAAAATCGTGGGGGGTCGAAATCCGGAATTAGAAATCCATACGTAAGCAAAGGAAATAACGATATACATAGTATGAGCATGAGTAATAATGCATAATCGTGGCAGGGAGACAAGCGTAACACCAGCAATACAAGCATAGCGCAGTAATAACGTAAGCATCAATGCTGTGGTCGTGGGAGTCGGGAAACTAACAGACAACAGGTAATAAGAAGAACAATAAGAAATCGTGGGGTCGATAACAACAACTGGCAATTACACACATCCTTTACAAATTCACAGAACATATATTATATACGGAACAATAGCAACAAGCAACAGACAGTATGTAATCACGGGATCGATCCACCATACAGCATAGCGGGAACCGACTGTATGTCGTGGAACATCTGTTTCACATTGAGCATTAAACATTGAAACATTTGTAAACATTTGTTGAAACATTTGTTGAAACATTTGTTGAAACATTTGTTGAAAAAAGCCTTACCGCTCAAACCTAGAGTATCAAGGGTTTACGTTAGCCAACCTAGCTTAGCCAACCTGGAAGAACATGCGAATCGTGTACAAAATAACCGAAAACAACCCAATATGATTATATTGGGTTATATTTTACACAAATGTACACGTAAAATGACGCGCTTTAGCGTGAAATCGTGCTTGCGTCATGCGTTTTAAGGCAATTGCGTCATGGATCACGATGCGAAAATCTCAGGCATACCCGGTGTTGCCAGCCCAGTGTAGTATACTTTCAATTGTGATGTCAATATGTTACGATTTATGGCAATCTTCAAGTTGACAATCTTTCAATTGCGGTATCCGTATGCGGTGGCGGGGTATTGCCCTTCCCGGAATTGACGCAATCATCCCATTTTTTCCGTATGGTTTCCGCCTGAAACCGGGAAAATCGCTTGTGTCATTTTGCGTCATGAACTTGATCTTGGCACTAATTTTTACAATTCTCGTAACTGACTGATATAATTGCAGATCGAAAATTTCTGAGACGCAGGGAAGGTCGTCTTGCTTTCTGCCATATTTTGCTGTTTTGCGTCATAAATCGGGGGAAATCGGGGTGTTTTTTCGCATTTTTTGGCTGATTTTGCCGGATTTTCTTGCTATTTTCCCTATCTCCGCCGGTTATTTCCTTATTTTTCCATTGGAATATTGGGAATTGATCCATACCCTATTTGGTATTGCTCCTGCTTTTCACTTATTCAGTAATATCAATGGGTTACGAATTCGAGTACATGGTGAAATCCCGTTGTTTTGCGTCATATTGCGTCAAAACCCGCTACTTTTTTCAAGTTATGGCTAACTTCCAGAACGTATTGATATGATTACAAATCGAAAATTTTGAGTCTACAGGGGTTGTCGCAAAATCACCTTGTGGTAACCCGCTGTTTTGCGTCATTTTTTACCTGATTTCGGAGTGAATTGGAAACGGGAAACACGGGAGAAATGGGAACCGAACATTATTCTGCCAATGACTGGTTTAACAGAACAATGTTCGGCAAATTGCATTATACATACGCAGAATAATATTCGGTATTGTTCTTGAATTGCCGAATATTATTCTGTGCTTAGATCGCTTTCAGATAACCATCCGCTTTCATCTCCGTTATCGTACCTGATTTTATATTTTTCCCAAATGATTGGTTTTTTAAAAGCTGGTAGCGATCTGTTCTGTATGCATATTATTGTTGCCCCCATATTTTTATTCAACCCAGAAGCCATGTGTGCCGGTGACAAAATATCATGCCAAGTTTTTTATCCTGCGACCACGATCTTAGAAGATCGTTGTCTTCCCCGATGGTATCCCCGCATCCGTCCGCGCTACAGGTAAATTTTCTGACGAAACACGGATCTGTGTGGTTGAGGGAAAAGCATCCGGAATCACAATAGTAGTGGTCAAATCGACAACACCGATAATCCGGTGTCCTTATCCTATTATTTATATTATCACAAAAGAAGACTATTAAAAAGTTAAAAATTACGCTTTCAAATGTTCTTTTATTATTTCAGCAAATTGTTCTTCAAGCTCATCAATTTCCTTTTCGATATTTAATGGGAACAATATTCTAAATGTGTGATAAATACGGCTTGGAAAGTCAAAATATCCATTATCACAATGTTTGTCTATTTCGATATCAAATTCGTCTTCTTTCACTCCGATGTTTTCCGCAACGTTGGCGAGAACGGGATCGTCCGAAATTTCTTCCGCTGCAAAATAGCTGTAGCCCAATTTTGTGAATTCGTATCTCATGATACCTCCTTTTCTGTCAGGGTAAATCCAAGGGTGTCATCCGCAAACGTTTGCGGATTTTTCTGTTGATTCGCTGAGACATTCCGCCCAGCTTGCCCGTCTGGCCATGACGGCAAAATTATACTCTGCCAAACAAAATGTCAATCGGGTTAACACCGGTCATATCCTGTCTTTCCTCCAAATCTTCCTTGTCCAAGGTGATTTCATACCCTGCCAATTCATTTCTGTGAAAATCAAGGCTGTGCTGCGTGTTTCGTATGATAGATGCCTTGGTCTGGCCAATTACTCCGGGGAACAAGTGACCAAACTTTGCCACTGCTTCTTTGGCCGACATTTTTTTAACTTCGGCAAGTCTGCTTTCCAGGGTGTTGATGATTTCTCTCAATCTCAGGGTTTCTTCAAAATTTTCTATCCCGTAGATTTTTGTTTCGGTTGCGTTTGTCATGTCGACCCCCTTTTTGGTTAGTGTGTTTCCCCGTTACTGAAATATATAATAATTCCTTTTAAGGAAATTGTCAAGCATTATTTTTCATATTTTTTATTTTTTTTACATGATAACCGTCCAAGGCCATCCTGGCCACACGGTCAGGGGGCCATTCCGACAGAAATTCGTTCCAGCCCGCTCGAAGCGGGCTACTTTGTCCGCAAACGTTTGCGGGGTTATATTGACATGTGTTTTATCTGTTCGGCAAGTATGGCGCATCGCTCTCTTATTTTTATATATCCAATGCGCTATTCTCCCCCGATAGTATGCCCGCATCCGTCCACGCCACAGGTGAGTTTTCTGGCAAAACACGGATATGTGTGGTCAAGAGAAAAGCATCTGTAATGGCAATAGTGTTGAAAAAAATTACACCAGTAATCCGGTGCAAGGTTTGCACACATTTTTTTGCTCAGAAATTTTTCAACAGCATCAACGTCACTATGAGCCATAAAAAATGAGAATTTTTCATGACCAAACTGATAATCGAAAAGCATGTAATCGTATATTTCAGGTGGTTTGATTGTCAAGCCTTGGGGGAAACGCAATGAAAATTCCGTATCAGGCCATGCGGCTACAAAAAATCGCCCTATTACCGTAATCTTTTCTCCGTGCTTCGGTCCTCCGATACAATACGCCGTTACTTTTTGGGCATTTTCCATTTGACTCTCCTTTTTTGTCAGAATTCAAGCCAACCCGTGCGGCGGGATTTTTTGTATTGATTTGCAGCTCCGCCCCATTCCAATAGCCACCCAAATTCCCGATCAAATACCCGCCCGCACCTGGTTTCAAATAATTCCCTTTCTTCCCCTTCGCACAACGAGAAAAATGATCTTTTTACAATTGCCGAATTTCGAGAATATAAACCACTCCCACATTTTAGATAATATGCTATTTTTTTCCCGTTATATATTTTCACAGCTTTACCTCCCATGTCCATGTGTCGGCCCCCTTGTGGTTAAGTGTTTTCCCCATGTTCTGAGTATATAATAATTCCTTTTAAGGCAATTGTCAAGTATTATTTTTCATATAACCGAATATTTGCGAGAGAGCGTTATTTTGATGGTGTACATCCGTGTAAAAAAAATAAAAATATGAAAAATAATACTTGACAATTGCCTTAAAAGGAATTATTATATATTCCAGACAGCGAGAGAAACCGACAACCACGGGAGAAAGACAATGAAAAAGCAATCCGCTATTGGAAAAATTCTGAGGGACATCCATACAAGTTATGTTACCGGAAAACCTCTTGATATGCGTCGTCATCCGGCCCATGTTAAAACCAGGGTCATAGATTTTGGTTGGATGATCCATAGTGACACCGGACGATGGTACGGGAATCTTGTTCGGGATTGTTACCAACGTCTTTCCACTGCGGAATTGTATGAAATATTTTTGGATATGGTCCGTGATCTGGGACCGGAATATGTCGGCGGGATGATAAGAACATCCGACATATGGGATAGCGTTCTTAACGTATCCGCAGACAAAGCAAATAGGCGGTTGGATATCATGCAATATCTTGAAAGGCTTGACCGTAACGGGTATATCGTATTCCAATATGCCGGAGACGTATGGTCAATAACCATTATTAGGGAGGGGAAAATCAATGACCATATTTGAGGAAAGCGGATACATACTGGAAAACAGATTGGCTGATTTCCAAAAGTCAGTCAAAACCCTGAATAGGCGATTCACCAAAAAGGGAATATCAACGGTCAAAATCGAAGTTGGCGAGGTTGAAACAAGTGAAATCAATCTTCCCACAAGTGATGACGGGGATGATCATACCGCTATCCGTGAATTCGTTACGATCCGTGAAGTGTTCGTGAAAATTACGTGGGAAGCCGAACTGTGTATTTCCGGTTATAAATTGGTTTCGGCGTTGGAAAATGTCGAGGACAAAATTTTTGCAAACAACGTCCCCAAAGAAGCACTCCTGGAAATGCCGGCAAAGATTGTTTGTGACCATTGCGGCACCAACCGCCGCCGCCGCCGCTATGCCTATGTGTTGGAAAATACGGAAACCGGAAAGCAGATTATGGTAGGCAAACAATGTCTCCGGGATTTCCTTGGACACGATCCCGCGCTGCTAATCGAGGCAGCGGCGTTCAAGTTTGATCTTCGTGACTTTGGTTTGCCCGATGACGATGATTACGGATCATCTTACAACCGAGGTGATGTCTCTTTCGGTCTTATAAAATATTTGTCGGTTTCATTCGGCGTAATCGACAAATACGGCTATGTCAGGGCATCGGACCCCGACAAAAGGCCGACACGAGACAGGGTAAACAGTCATATCGGCCAATCATTGGACAGACGCGGAACGACAGAACAGGAAAGGTCCGAGTTTTCCGATATCTCTGAAAGAGCAAAGAAATACTCGGACAAAATTGATACGGTGATTGGTTATTTTGAATCAATCACCGAGGACGCGAATAACAGCTACCTTCATAATATCAGAAATATTCTGGAAATGGGCAGTGTGCCGAAAAAATATTCAGGATATGTGGTTTCCATGCCAAGTGTGTGGCTTCGGCATGAGGAAAAAATGAGGGCGGAATCGGACAATACTTCCGAATTTGTGGGCAAACCAAAAGAACGGCTAAGAGATTTGCAACTGATGGTTAAAGGTGTAAGGGCTTTTGACGGTGCATACGGCCCCACCTATCTTTACACATTTTCGGATGAAACCGGAAACCTGTTTAAGTGGTTTTCGAGTAAATACGCCGGGTTGGAAACAGAAGACGAGGTGACCCTTGACGGCACCGTAAGGAATCATGTCACAGACAGGTATATGAACAACCAACACGTAACCGTGCTGACTCGGTGCAAACTTTACGAATCAAACCAGAGAAAGGGGGGATGCCATGCAACATAAATAACGGCAAGACCGGGGAAATTTAAAACCAAACTCGGACGAACCCAAACTGTTCACGCAAAACAGTCCCCGGTCGAACCGTGATGTCAAAAACGTATTTGTCACACGGTGAGGAGAAAAGAATGGTCGAAAACTTTTTGCTTGTCACACGAAAAGCGGATATTACATTCCTTACCATATTTTCACCATGTATTCGGATTTTTCATGTCCCCCCTACCAAACGGGGACTAAAATTATATGATATTTTGAATCGATTTTTCCTGTTGGGAGATAGCGCTGTGAATAAACAAAAGTATGAATTTGAGGACGAACCTATCAGGGGATATCCTGAACTCAGATGGCAGGGGAAACGTCCTTTCCGGTCCACCCAGTTTTACCCGGCTCAGTTGAAGGAAACGTACGGGAAACCTGTGGACGGATGGCTTAACAGGATATATTGGGGAGACAATCATCAAGTTATGAGTCACCTAATGAAGGAATTCAGGGGAAAAGTGCAGTTGATTTATATAGATCCTCCGTTTAACAGCAAGGCGGAGTATAAAAAGAAAGTGATTTTGAAAGGAAAGCACCATTCGGTATTTGAAGAGAAACAATATACTGATATCTGGACAAACGATGATTATTTGCAGTTCATGTATGAACGATTGATATTATGCCGAGAATTGCTATCTGATCAAGGAAGCATATATATTCATTTAGGCCCAAATATAAGCCATTATGTAAAAACAATAGTCGATGGAGTTTTCGGCCCTTCAAATTTTTTAAATGAATTAATTTGGAAAAGAGCTTTCGGTCATAGTGATTCAGGAAAATTTGGAGCTATTCATGATATAATTTTATTTTATGGAAAAAACAAACAAAGGATATGGAATAAACTTTTCCAGAAACCTGATAAAGAATATATTAACCGTTTCTTTGATAGTTATGACAAAGAAAGAAACGAGAGATACCAGCGGCTTAGTCTCTCGGCAGGGGGATTGACAGGAGGAGGTTATGACTATGAGTACAAGGGAGTACGAACAAACTGGCGATGTCCACTTTCCACTTTAAAAAAGCATGATAAAGAAAAAAGGCTGCATTGGCCAAAAAATGGCGGTGTACCACGCTTGAAGAAATATGAAAGCGAATACAAAGGGATGCCTATACAAGACTTATGGCTCGACATTAGTAAGATTCATAATCAGTCTCCAGAACTATACGGTTATCCTACTCAAAAGCCAGAAGCTCTTCTCGAACGTATAATCATGGCCTCTTCCAACCCAAGTGATCTTGTCTTGGATTGTTTCATGGGGTCCGGAACAACACAAGCCGTTGCAATGAAACTCGGTCGCCGCTTTATCGGAGCCGACATCAATCTCGGCGCTATTCAGATAACCACAAAGCGCCTCCTGTCCGTGGCCGCCAATCTGAAACAGCAAAACGCCCAGGTCCAAATCGATACCGATTCAGATGATGATTTGATCCATTACACCGGCTTTTCCGTGTACAACGTGGAAATTCTCCGGGATGAAGCAAATCTCGAATTCAAGCGGGACTCTGAGGCGAAAGTCATTGTGAGCAATGGTAAACTGGTCATTGAACAGTTTTATCCCATGAATCTTCTACAAAAACTAAGTCTGTTCGAAGAAAATGTCGAAGACTGGCGAGAACTTACGGAATCCGTCATGGTCGACTGGAATTATGACGGTGATGTATTGCGGCCGGAAATCACCGACATTCCGGGAAAGAACAAACTGGTCAAAGGCGAGTACAAAATCCCGAAAAAGTATAGCAGAATAAGAGTTAAGATAACTGATATGCTGTCGGAACACTGGGAAGGCGATGTGTCAATGGCTATGCGCGGTCAATAGGAATGAGTGTGAATCGAATTGATGCGAATATTGTGAATTGAAAGAAACGGACAAGGGAAGGTATGTCCTTCTGTCCTCTTCACTTTCCCAATTCTTTTGAAAAAAACTAAAAAAATATGAAAAATAATGCTTGACAATTGCCTTAAAAGGAATTATTATATATTTCAGACAGCGAGAGAAACCCAAAACAAAAAGGATATGTCCGCAAACGTTTGCGGACAGAAAAGGAGGGTCAAATGAATAGGTTAAAAAAAATTTATTCGGATTGTAAAGTCTTGGGTTTGAGTCAAATGATAGTGGATGGTTCCAAATGGTATGATACACAGGTGACTGATTTTAATGATATTATGATTATTGCCGAACGAGGCTGTGATGGCCTCGGGCGCAAAATTCGCAAAATGGCATTGTCTTTACAAGACATTGATGGCTGCCAAAAACTTGTTGATTTTGACCCGGAAGAAATTTTGCTTATTTACGGTGATCAAATAAAAAAAAGAGAGAATTCGGATACCGACGTATGGAGGGAAATATGATGATCTGCTATGCACTCATTAACAAACAGAAACGATATGCCAGTCGGGTACAGTGTGACCGTTCGTTTGTCGAATCCGTAATGTTGAACCATGATGTGCTTCGCGGGATGTGCAAAATAGAATTCGGCGCTCATCCGGTAATATTCGATTCCTTAACGGAAGTGAAGAAAATTGCCACACATAAAGGATTGCGCGTGGTCACGCTGAAAAAATGGTTTACCGACTTTATAGAGGGAAAATCAAAGCAGATTTTAAGTGAGTCAACGTGAGATGAGAAAACCAAACTTTATGAGTCACCCATATTAGATAAGTGAGGCCGAAATCTTAAAGACGCCGTAAGCAAACGGAGGAATATTACATATGAAGTATGACAAAGAATTGTTTCGTGCGGCAATCGCCATTGCCAGGGACCGCAAAATCAATGATTATACGCACATCAAACTGATTTATGATAATTTGCATGATACATTCAAAGGAACATCCGAACAGTCTCAACGCACAACGGATAAAACAGATGGTATACCGAAACTACCGACAGATATCAATCCGATCATTGTCGTTCGAAGAACTGCTAATTTTGATAATGCCTGTGACACGGCAAACCGATTAGTGGCAGAATTACTAAAACGTGATGGGGGCGGGGATTATGATGCTATGCCGGAGTTTGATAGTGTGTGGCATGCCCTCCGTATTTCACTGGTAACATATTATATGTATACCCATATAACCCGCCTTATTCATGTTTACGAGTTTGAGGTATCCGTAACCTGTCAGAAGAAAGATGATGTTTATGTGAAAGAATTAGCGGAAACTTAACATCGCAGTAAAGATTGAATCCCGGTTATATTTTATATTCATCACGCAAAATACATCCAAATGAAAGAGGTGTAACATGGAAATAAAACCACTGGTAAGAGGTTGTTATGATGTTCAAAAACTGCGCATCCAATTTGGAAACCGGATATGCACCGCGTTCAAGACCAAAATTGGAATCAAACCGCGGAGGCAAACGACAACCATTAGCGTCATTAATTATAAGACAACCAAAGAAGTAAATAAAGAGATGATGGCGGCAGAGACATTGAACAATAACAATAGAAGGAGGGAATGGGAAAATGACCAAATTTGAAGCGGATACCAAGATGCGGGATATTGTTCTGGAAACCCGCAGGGATGTGGAGTCCATAAAGTTCTACAGAGAAAACGGTCATACGGCGGCATGTGCCAAACGTATGGTATTTGAAGGAAAAAACTGTAATTGTGGTGTTAAGGAAAAAACGGAATAACCGTCCGCAAACGTTTGCGGATGAAAAAAGGGAGGAAACAAATTATGAAACTGATCAACCTGACTCCGCATCCGGTGGTTATTATTGGTGATGATGCTGAAATTGCTATTGAAATCCCACCAGAAAAGAAATCGGCACGACTGGCGGAGAGCACGGTGCCATTGTCCCCCGTTGAATGCGACGGCGTAACGATTCCGATGCTAAAAAAGACTTATGTGACAGCGGAAAATTTACCAGATGAACAACCCGACACACGGTATATTGTATCCGTGCTGGTGTTGCTGGCCCTAAGGGATATCCGCCATGATTTGGTCTGCCCGGATACCGGCCCAGGTAGCGTGGTTCGGGATGCGGACGGGAATATTATCGGTATCAGACGGTTGCAAAAATAGGGAGAAACATGTTCAAAATCACCCGACTCACCAAAAATCTGGAGATTACCGCGAGGATTGTCAAAGCTTATGCCAAATCATTGGGCGGAGGGTGTGACATAGACCTGACAGACAAGGACAATCCCATATTTTTGGGCGGGGATCATGTGTTGGAAGACGCCTGTTACAAAGAGGCGTTGAAACATATTTCACAACAAAACATGGAGGAAGAAGATGAACACCTATGAATACGAATTACGCAGATTGAAGCATTATACGAAACCAAAAGAGGACCGGGAAAAATTGGAATATCCGGTAACGGGGGGTGACTCGGAATATAAATGGGTATGTTCCCTATGTGGCAATTTACATACGCCAAACACCCCATGCCAATGTACAAGATAAATGGGAGGGTACAATGACTACACGATGTTCGACATATAAGAAAATTATTGTCATACGTCGCCGTACTTTGAACGGAAGATTTTAATGAATAATTTATTAAGAGGAGGAAACCATGTTTGAATTTTTGAAACCGCTGAATTGTTGTTCCCGATGTATCGGGGAAAGTACGTCTGACAATTGCGACGGGTGTCTTGGCACACCGTGCGGACTTTGCTATTGGTGCAAAAAGACCAAAAATGAAACGATTGATTTGTCATCGGTTACGGATGACAAGCATTCCTACCAACCCAAAAAACCGGAGTAACCACATGCCTAAAAAGTGGCCGATATGGAAGACGAAAAGTGAGAAAGTAGTAATCAAAAAAAAGACTTCTTCCGGAAATACGTGTCAGACCAAATGCCCGTTGTGCGGGCATTTACAGAAAATTAGTATTACCAATTGGACATGCAAGAAATGCCATGGAAACATGGTGCCAAACGGAGGTTAGTATGGAAAAAAAGAAAAAAACAATTCCACATACCCAGGGGATGCACAAGTTTGTCTGCGTGGTGTGTAAAACCGAGTTCAGTACCAAAAATACCCGTTGGCGGGGGGTCACCACGCACGGCCCCGGCGAGAATGACAAGATTTATCATATCTGTGAGGATTGCCGGGGTCCGCTTGACGAACTAATTGAAAACGGATTTGTAAAGAAGTGTAACTGCTGGGAGTGGCGGTGCCGGAGGGATCATGGGGAATAGCAGATTATATCAAGTAAAGTTTGCCGGACAGGAAGATACGTTCGTTGCCGATGCGGACGAAATGGACATCACCGGCAACGGGGATCTGGTGTTGTTCAGCGGGAAGCGGGCGTGGCTTGCCGTCGCCAAAGGTGCGTGGGTGTGGTGCAAGCGAACGGACGAATCCCCGGAGAAAAAGAAACGGAAGTGGTCACTATAAATAACGAGCGGGTTTGGGCGTAGACGCGGATCGATAGGAAACCATGCCATGGCGGCTTGCCGAGCGACAGGTGAAATAACTGTGAACAGAAAGAGAGGTGCGGTATGAAATGGAAAACATTTAGTGTGAGGGATATCCATACCCTGTGTCGTTTTCAAAAACAGGCAAGTGATGAAAATCGGATATTTGTGTCATCCACGAAAACGAACGGGTTCGTTTTCCACGTCGGTGATGACGATAGCAGTTTTTCGTTTCGTTCGGAGGTGGAGACAGACATTCGGTACGGAAACGCGAAAGAGAGAAAGGGAGGTGTCGGATGAAAAATTACACAGCGGTATTAAATTTTGAAAAAAAAGGCGTATCCTTGGAATTTGCGGACTTTCCGGGATGTGCGTTGGTGGGAAACAATGCGAATTGGGTAAAAGAAAACGCACCCTCCACATTGGCAGAGCATGTATGGCGGATGAGAAGCAGCGGGCATTATATACCCGATCCCGCACCATACTGGAAGGTAGTATCAGACAACACCGATGCCCACGGATTTTTTTCCGTGGTGATTGATTAATCAGGAGGTCGTATGGGAACATTATATCCGAAAGATGCAATTGACCAATTGGTTTCGTACCCGACACAATCAAACCGGAATGTTCTTCTTTCCGTTATTCGGTGTTACTTGTCCGACGTGCGTGAAGCATATGAGGAATATGTGGAAAAAATTTCGAGCATTCCTCCGGATTTGAGGCCGAGTTTGCAAGAAATTATCGACGAATACGAATATGCGCAGATGATCTGTGAAGACTATGGGGGATAATATGATTCCGGTGGTGAAACCAAAAAAACTGTACTGTGAAAAGTGCGGGGTGCCGAAGCCGGAGCATCCGAACGACAATGGGTGGATGATGTCCTTTGTCCGTGTGCTGTGTCCGCATTGTCGCAACACGGACAAGGAGGATTCCACCTATCCGGATCGGGATAAACCATAGCAAGTCAAACCGGTCCTCTTCGGGCCGGTTTTTTTATTTGACAAATCCCCGCTTCCTTTTGTATGTTGGAAATAATTCCATACCAAACATACGGGAGGACAACCCACATGAAAAAAGAATTCCTTGACGCAATGAATGTCCATATGCTGGCAGAATTGCAATCATCCTATGTGTATATGTCCATGGCAGCATGGTTGGATTTTTCCAACCGTCCGGGGATGGCGAAATGGATGATGAAACAGGCTGCGGAGGAGCACGAACACGCGCTCATGTTCTACCGGCATATTACTGACCGGGGCGGACGGGCCGTATGGCCAAACTTGCCCCAATTGAAAATCAATTGGAAAAACTGTACGGAGCTGTGGACCGACACATACAACCACGAAAAGGAGATTACCCAAAAAATCCAAAATCTGTTGGCACTGGCCCGAAAGAGCGGGGAACACCCCTCCGAATATTTCCTCATCGAATTTTTGGCGGAACAAATCGAGGAGGAAAAGATGACGCATGATATCCTGATGAAGATCAAATCTGTGGAGGGGGACGCATCCGGTATGATCTTTATGGATGACAAATTGGGAAAACGATCTGGGACCGAACCAATGCCAAAATTGGCCGACTGATACCCAAAAAATCGAATATCCGCAACCGTTTGCGGAGTTGGTTGGTGTGCCACGGTGCAAAATTGACGTCTATTTTTCATCCTGTCATAGTATCCTTATCTGCTAACGTGATCACAATGGCCATGTGACAAACGATGATAAGGGGGAATCATTCCAATGGAAGAAAATCATAACTATGACAAGGAGAATACCATGCAAAACAACAGTGGCGTAGGATTCACGGATGCGGGGGTGTTGGCGCTTTTGGCGGATACCGCGAGAGCCGGGAGAGGCGGAGGCTATTGGGGCGGAGAGGGTTACGGACCGGGAGGTTACGGACCGTTTTCGTCTCCGAGTTCTACCGCCGTCCGACTGGAACGGAATGCCAAAGCAACCGAGGATGAGGCGGATTGTACCCGTCAATTGTTCGGACAGGCATTCTCGTCAATTCGGGATGCTTTTGAAAATCAGACGCGTTCCGGTCAGTTCAACGATCTGTGCCAAAGAATTTCTCAGAATGATGTACGGGTTACGGACAACCAATTCCGTGCGGAGCTGCGAAATTCGGACAGAATCGCGGCACTACAACAAATGGTCAATGATTTTCGTGCCGAAGCTGCAAAGTGCTGTTGCGACAACAGATTAGAACTGTGTCAGGTCGAAAGCCGGTTGTCTGCAAAGATGGAAGCACTGTCCAAAGAAAGCGTATTGCGTGATCTGAACCGGGCCGAACGGCAGTTGCAGACGCAGACAATTATTAGCACCTGTGGCTGCGGGTGCCAGGGCGGTGTCCGGCCATGCCCGCCCCATCCGCATCCACACCCTCACTAGGCCCCGGACATCCGTGTCCCGAAGGTATTCTGGCGTTGTATGAGGAATTTCTTCAACGCCAGAAACAGGCGCAGGGCCAGGGGCAGTTCAGCGATGATGATGTGAACATTAACATCAATGTGGACCAAACCGCCGACGCAACCGGCGGTGAGGGAGGTTCGGGGCAGAACGACAACGGGGATAGAAAAGTTGAAATCTGCCACGACGGGCAAACACTCGAAGTATCTGTAAACGCATTACCCGCACATTATGGTCACGGCGATACATTGGGGCCATGCCCCCCGGTGATTGACGCGGGGGTCACCACGGCAACACCGCCAACGGAAGCAAAGACAAACGGATCATCTGGCCTTCCCAACGGGATTGGGCTGAAAAACGGAAACGGTACTACGCCGGACGCATAAACGCGGGACGGCATGACAATTATCGGGCGGATATTCCGATTTAAAATCGGGGTGTCCGCCTTTTGTTTTTGGTCGAACGATACTTGACAATTGCCCTATAGGGTGTTAGTATAATGGGAGCTGACAGGGTGACAACAGATGAACAGGTCAGGAGAGGATTGAAAAAAATGCGGGTGGGCAATGCCTACCGGGTAAAATTACCGGATGATTTGTCCGCTGATGAACTGAATGAATTGAATATTGTGCGCGGGGATAGTATTGTGGTTCATGTGGTGGCCCATGTGGAGTGTCAACTTGTGGTACGCTATTGGCTGAAACAACGGCGGGTATGGCGGTATTCGGTGGAATCTCCCGCACTGTTCTTGTCAGATGACATTGCATGGGTGTCGAAAGCCACGGATATCCGACGATGTGCCAAACCAAGGTTTGGTTACGGGCCGTGCGGGTTCAGAAAAGAGGCCGAATGGCGGATATTATTGGTTATTTGGCAAATGTATAGGGATAAAATCCCGTCCGGGAAGATTGCCGATGCGCTCAATCATGCGGGATACCGGGATAGCCGATCCAAATCCGTATCCGGGTTATGGACATCGTCCCGTGTCAATCGGATGATTCGCGCCATCAAAACGGACGGATGTTACAATGAAATCAAAACAGGAGGGAATAATAATGTGGCCGTTTAAAAAAGCCGGAAGCAACCGTCCAACAGACCAGATGGAGGACCGCATCAGGGAACTGTATGCGATCAAAGCGGAACGCGGGCATTTGACAAAATCGGAACAAGCTGAATTCGACACATTGGAAACCGCATGGTTTAACAAAAACCAAGAAAAACTACGGTCTATGGCCGAACGTCCGTGCTACAAAATAAACTTGACAAATTCCGAATAAGGTGTTATTCTATATTTTGATAAAATATAATTGAAGGAGGAATAACACCGCATGGAAAAGCAAAGGAATATTATCGCTGTCGGCAAAATCGCAGATCAGATGGGAGTATCCGTTCGGACAGTCCGTGGATGGACGGATATACTGATTAAAAACGGACACGCACGGAGAATCGGAGGGGGTGCGGTTCGTGGCCGCTATATCTATTATAGTACGTCAATTCCGTTCCTTCGGATACGAAACGCAATACCAATCACCGTTCGCGAAAATGCCACTTACGTAAACGGGCGTGGTTGGTATGTCGGTGAGGAAAAAATAGGAAAAAATATGAATGATGCCTATGACTACCTGATTCGGGAGGGTATCGTTCAATAACAAAACGGGGTATCGGAAAATGAAATTAATCAGAATTATTTTTGCGGGAATCGTGTTGTCTTTTTTCGGGTGTGACGTATTGGATGACGACGATAACGGGGAGCCGGAACCGGCAGAGGTTACGGACGTATCCGACCGGTGGGTATCCTCCGAGTTTATCCGCGTGGCGGGAATCCGCGACTATTTGTATGCGGATATTGTGTTTTTGTCCGGCTCGAATTCCTTCCGGGGGTACGTGGCCGAGTACTCCACCTGTGTGGAGCATACAGAGGAGGTTGCGTTTTGCATGGACAAGCGGGATGCGACGGACCCCGTGTCCGGGTTATGGTCCCCGGAAAATGACGTGGGGTATCTTACAATCAACGGGATTGATTACGCCCTGTCCAAAACTTCCGAAGACGCGTATCACATTGAGTGGGTGTTGGTATCAGAGGAAAACCGATATAATAATTGGTATGTCCTTATGTATAAACAGCTTATCACAAAAAGTTACAAGGATAATGGTCAGGATTGTCAGCATCCTGATTCATGGTATTGCTAGTTTCCCTGCTGATGTTCCGGAGCGGAGACATTTGACCACGATTTTGACGTGGGAGTCATAGAGGCGTTTGACGGAACGGGTGACTTGTGGGTGGAATAGTAACCCTCTTAAAACCGATAACTTAGTGGGAAACCCCGGAGTGGTCACATGATACAAAATGGCCGGAATCAGCGAGAAGGATTTTGCACTATAATATGCGCAAGAAATCAATTAATCGTCGTAGGAGACAATATGATGCAACAAAAAGAATCCGAAGCGCGGACGCATTGCAGTGATCATGGCGGTATTGATTTTGAGCTGGAAAGCGATGAGCGAGCGCTTCCCGAGCTTGTCGTTGAAATAAATCAGGCGGCTTTCAAGCAATTCAAAAACAAGAGTTTTCACCTGGATACGTATTGTTTCGATTCGAAGCCTGAAATGCGGTTTTTTGACATCATTCTCAGAAGCGATGATGTCCGTAAAGTTTATTTCACGGGCATGCTGACGCATGGCCAAAGCGATTTCTATATTCATTACATTGATCCGGAGGTATCGGGGGTGCGGACATACTATCCGGATTTTTTGATCGAAAAAAAGGACGGTTCATATGTGATCGTTGAGATCAAGGGAGAGCACAAGCTGGACGATCCGGTTGTCGAATCCAAAAAGAAGTTTGCGGAACAAATGGCAACGGACAATCGCGGAAAAAGAACACGAAAGAGATTGACTTATTTCCTTCCCGATTTATCGTCCTGAAAGTGTCAAAACCGCAAACGTTTGCGGATAGAAAGAAAGGGGGGAATAATATTGGATTTGTATTGTGAACAATGCGGCGAATACCTGTGCCGGTTGGTGATGGAAAACGGCCAACCCATGGCGCTAAACAATGAAAACATGGAGGGCGATCCCTATGTCTACGCATCCGGAAAAATGGAAATAGGTGTGTGCGGGAATTGCCTGAAAGAAACGCGGAAATCCGCAAACTCGGATTTGTGTGACGCGCTGAATGATCAAATTGACGACACCCTGATGCCATTCGAAGCGCGGTTTGTTGAGTTGTCAGAGGAAATTCTGAATGAGGACATATCAAATAGGGACGCATCGAACAAAATATCAGAATTGTGGAAAGATATTGATCGCGCCTTGTCAAAATTGGACGAGGCAATACCGGAGGAGGACGAATGACACCCGAACACAAAAAAGAAATTCACACCGCCATGGTCGAACGTGACAAACTTCGGTTGGAGACTACGGCATCATACAGAAACCTTGTTTACGGGAAGGCGACTTCTTCCCAATATTCGACAATCGCCACTCAGCTAAGACGCGCCCACATGCGTGTCTTGGATTTGTTGGACGAATACGGTATCGATATTTCCATGGCAGAGGACACACGTGCGTTTGCCGATGTTGATCTGCCATGCGTGACCCACACCTATCAGTGAACACCAACCCGTTTGACATTGGGTATCTCACCGTGGCATTATGGGATATCGACCATTGCTTTTACGGGCGGGGGTATCGTCATCTTACGGACGGACGGGAATTTTCGGTGGCGGTCGAAATCCGGACCCATTATGAGTATGTGGAAGTATTGCCCAAACATATGTGGGGTACGCTGATGCTGACCAGCATCCCAAACACCATCTTTCAAAAACTGTTGTTTGGCCATGCCAGAAAATTCGGATATCGGTTGCGTCGTATCGGGTTGCTGAAAAGCCAGGAGTACATTACCGGCAGTACGCCGGAAGCCGTGTTCCATATCCTCGGATTACACCCCGTGCCGCATTGGGAATGGGTAGCCGGATACGGTGACTATTTACAAACGGAGAAAACCAAATGGAGAAAATGAAATTGCTTGATCTTTTTTGCGGTGCGGGGTGACGGATATTACTGCGTTACGGGTTACGGTGGTAGTATAAAAGGGGCCGGTGGGAAAAGAGTTAAAAATCCGGCCACCGGCCTATACCGAATATATTGGAAAATATCTGATAGTGGCGGCGGGTTCCTTTATTGAAAATCATAATGTGTGTCATGGAGGAGAAATGATACGAGTATTCCCAAAGCGAACGAAGAAACGATGCTGTACGGAATGCAGTCTTCGAAACTTGGAGGGTGTGTGTGAGGAATGCGGAGGGGAACCATGTCAGAATTGCATCTATTGTAGGAGCGTTAGGAATCAGACGCGGGATGACATGAAAAGACGAGACAGTATAAAGAAATGGACAAAAAAGGAATAACATGTCAAAGGTAATCTGGCTGAGAGGTGCGGACACCAAGAAACACGCATTTGTTGACAAATACGCGACCAGTGCTTTGTGTGGCAAACAACGGGAGGCAAAAAACTGGATCATTTTAAGGCATCGCACGAAGAAATGCCCGCGCTGCATGAAAATTATGAAAGACTATGACAACTGCGGAGGAACCGAATGAAAGCACCGTTCCCCTACTTCGGCGGAAAAAGCAAGGTGGCATCGTTTGTCTGGGCCGCGCTCGGTGACCCGGAACACTACATGGAGCCATTTTTCGGGTCCGCGGTGTTGCTGAACCGTCCCAGATGGACACCGGATCGAAATTACAGCGAAACCGTGTGCGACAAAGACGGATTTCTTGCCAATGTGTGGCGGGGAATACAAATACACCCGGAGGAAGTGGCAAAGTGGTGTGACTGGCCGATAAACGATTACGCCACGTCCGTGTGGTATGCGGGGACTTTGAGCGAATTCTCGGCGGGAATTGGCAAGACAAATCCTGGAAATCCGTGGGGATTTTCTTTGACCCGCCCTACGGGGACCCTGACAGAGAGGCTGGTCTGTATGAGGAAGACGGGTTCGACATTGCGGAACGGGTGGAGGCATGGTGCCTGAAACGATACAAGAAAAAATCACACCGAATCGTGGTCGCCGGGTATGACACCAAATACGAAAAGCTGGTTGATGCCGGGTGGAGACGGGTTCGGTGGTCCGCCCAAGGCGGGTATGCAAGTACGGGAAAATCGGAAAGGGGAAAAACAAACCGACACCGGGAAATGCTGTTTGTTTCTCCCCATTGTAAAATCACTCCCATATTAAGAATGATAAGAAAGGGGAATGTGAGTCAATGAAAAAGACGTTTGAAGAGGTGATCAATTGGATCGGTACGCAGAATAAAACGGACAAACATAATCTGGAAAAAATGGCGGATTACGGATACCAACTGAGCAGAATGAAAGACACCGTGTCCAAAGCATGGGAAAAATGGCGTAGAAAAATGATCGACTATGCGGACGGAACAAACACAACGATTGGCACGGAAAACGGAATTACCGTGCGCATTGCGCATGGAAACCGCTACGAGTATGGCACCCCCGCAGAACTTATAAAATTGCTTGAAAAAGAGGGAAAGACCCACCTGTTGGACCATCTACTGAAAGTGAACACCGGGAAACTAAAAGCAATGTTGGGTGAGGAAACTCTGCGTGAATATGATTTTGTTCAAACATTTCCGCAGGAGGGGGCACCGACCATTCGGTTTTCGAAACATCCGAACCAAGGGATCGCGGAATCAGTGACAGAATAACGGTCCCAAACACCGTCGGGTTTCCCAGTAAAACCGTGCATTTGTGCCTGTCACATTGCACGGTTTTTTTATTTACATATTTGAAATTCGTATAATTCTCACACAATGTGATAGCACATATCCCCCCAATTTTCCCCCAAATTTATTTAATTTGTCTAACACTCCGTATTTCCTATAAAATTCTATCACCTTCCGTCGCTCAGTTTGAAATGAGTTGACAAAGTATTGTATATGTCAATTGATACTATTGATATTTTCGATACGAGTCGGAGGTGGACGTGATTAAAAATTACCGATTGAAATCCGAAGAAAAACGGTTGGTCGTTTCCGAGGTGTATGTTCCCGGCGATGTGGATTTGCAGGGGGATATGATGAGCGTTGAACAAGTGGAAAAAATGGCCTTCGAATTTATGAAAAACCAGCGCACCGGCAATGTGGACGTGAATCATGACTTCACCCCATCCGGTGCGTTTGTTGTTGAATCATGGATTGCCCGCCCCAACGATCCGGACGGGTTCAGGGAAGGGGCATGGGCCGTAACAATCCATATTCCGGATGACACCCTGTGGGCCAAGGTAAAATCCGGCGACCTGAATGCCCTTTCCATGGCTGGTAAGACCAAAACCGAATCCGGAAAACAGGTGGTGTCCCTCATTACCGGGCTGGACGGATTTACCGAAAAATCCGCCTGTCCGGGGTTACCAGAACATCGGCATCCGGTCAGTGTGGCATGGAAGGACGGCGAAATCGGTGGAAAAACCGAAATCGCGTTTGATCACGACCACGACATCATTTCACTATCCGCCACCGGGGAAACACTCGGACATGCCCACCGGTTGGTGGTGGAGGATTAGCCATGCCAGTCAGAGCGTCCAAAATACAAAAAGAGGAAGATGTGACTATGTTGGCAGACATGGACGTGCGATACATTTCTTTGGTGCCGCACGGTGCGAACGGTCGCAGTTTCCGCGTTGTCAAAAAATACGAAAAGGAGTCATTGACTATGAAATCAATTCACCGAATTATTTCTCATGGGAAAACACCCTATGCGGATATTGTTAAAAACAATCCGTGGCTGCAATCCCTTGGGGGGGATGTCGTAAAAACGGATAATGGGTGGTACGTCGAGCATTTGCCACAAGACCAGTTTGCGGAAAAATCCTGGCAGATTCAAAAAATCACGGAGGATGTGTTTATCCTGTCCGGTGAACTCACCACGGACAGGGCGGATGCAGTGATCCCGCCGGACACTACGAAATCCATTGGCGTGGCCGCCATGGATGCCCAGGTAAAAACAGGGGAGACGAAAAAAAGCGAACTCACCAGACCGTTCGGGGAGATGGTCGGAACGGAAACTGACGCGTTGCTCGGCGTGGTATTTGGCGCACTGAAGCAAACGGCGGGGAACGGGAAAAGCCGAAAGAAAACCGTGCTGAACGCGATTGATGCCTATCGGGAATTCATGGATTCCGGATTGGACATGATCGGTGCGGAGGCATTGGAATTGTCCTACCCGGCCACACCGGCCCCGGAAGACACTTCGGATGTTGTGCAAACGGAATTTGTTGAAATCACCAACCCCACGGATGACGTGGTGAAGCTGGTGGAAACCCTGAAAGGCGCGGGGGTATTCCCCAAACTACCGGAAGAAAATCCGGAGGTGGCCGAACTGAAAACCACGATTGCCGAACTGACGGAAAGGGTGAAAAATTTGTCTGGGCAACCCACTGCGATATCGGCATCTGTCGAGGATGACGATGTAACAGCAGGCACGTCCGCAACCACAACCGAACCGGACCCGGATGAAAAACTTTTCAGTGGGGTACTGGTTTAATCCGCAAACGTTTGCGGATGACCCAAAAAAATTCGACGGAGGATATATATTATGAAAGGTTCGAAAATTGTTGAAAAAGCGGACATCGCAGTCAGCAATCTGATTAGCGACGGCGGATATCTCAACCCGGAACAGTCTGACCGGTTCATCCAAATGCTGCAAGACCAGCCCACCATTCTCAGGGCTGTACGTACCGTACGTATGAACGCGCCACAACGGAAAATTGAGAAAATCGGATTCGGTTCTCGTATTCTACGGGCCGCGCCGGCCAGTGGCACCGCGCTTGCCGCAGGGGACCGAAGTGCGCCCACTACGGATATGGTAACACTCACCACCAAAGAGGTGATTGCCCAGGTCAATCTGCCCTATGACGTGCTCGAAGACAATATCGAGCGGGGCAACCTGAATTCAACCATCATGAGCATGATGGCTGAACGGGTGGCACTGGACAGTGAGGAGTGGTTGCTTTTGGCGGACACCGGGTCAGGGGATGCGTTTCTGGCGCTGGCGGACGGTGCCATTGTCAGCGCAACGGATCATGTAATTGACGAAACCGCCGCACCGGTGGCTGTCACAAAGGGCATTTTCAAAGAGGGTATCAAGGCGCTTCCGAACAAATACCAGCGAGTGAGAAACCAACTCAGATTTATGGTGTCCCCCGATGTCGCCACCGAATGGATTGACGAATTTGCGGATCGGGAAACGGCGGAAGGCGACGCTAAAATGAAAGGGGGAGGGATCAACCCGGCCTATGGCGTTCCGCTGATGATATCCGCGCTGATGCCAAACAATACCTATCTGCTTACCTTTCCCCAGAACATGATTTGGGGCGTACAACGTCAGATCATGGTAGAAACAGACAAAGACATTGAAACACGGGTATATAAGATCGTGCTGACCATGCGGATGGATTTTGCCTATGAGGAAACCGACGCAGTGGTAAAATTTATCGGCATTAATCCGGATGCGTAAGCCAGAAAGAGGGAGGCAAATAATATGAGACAAGCCGAACTCATGATAGGTAAAATATATACCGTGATGGGAGAGGACGGCACCCGGTATGTGTTTAAAATCGGGGAACCGGTAATGATCGATGATACCACCCCGTCCGGGCAACGGTTACTGGAAAAATTGTCGGTAATGATGATCCGGGGAAAGCCCCAATTCAGTATCGGGTGGAAAGATACGGGAATGGCAACGGCAAATACGGAAACTGCGGAGGAGGAAAGTCCGTCTCCGCAGAAGAAAGTGGCCAAGACCAGAAAACCAAAACGACCGGCCAAGGCTGCGCCGGGTCAGAACGAGCTTGACTAATGCTGACCCTTGTTACCGCCGTGGGCGGCCCGGATTCAAATTCGTACATCACACTAAACGAGTTTGAGGAAATTTCCGAATTGTTGCGCATGCCATTGGATGACTGGCGGCAAACATGCACGGAGGAGGGGCAATCCTTCCGCATTATTTGCGGGGCGAACATGACGGACGGATTGCCGTGGAGAGGCAAAAAAGTGTATTGCGGCCAGCGCATGGCCTTTCCGCGCACCTCCCAGATGACGGACCATACGGATACGACGGAGGCCGCGCCCACGGTAATCCCGGAAGAAATAAAGATTGTTCAGGTCCGTATGGTTCACATCATTACGGATTATGTTCAATATGGGGAAACCAACGACGGGGATGTGGGGCCGGATGTATCGCAACTAAGCCTTTCCGGTTTGTTAAGTGTGTCTTTCCGGGGAACCGGGGGGAGCGAACTGACTCGGACGATTCGGGATAGTTCGGAGGTCGTGGGGATGTTGGCAAAAAAATATCTGTCCTCGGTTCGCGGACGACCGGTGACATTCGCCTGTCGGGAGTATGTAGCCCCATGACCACGCTGTCCGTCGCACTGAAACGATTACCGGGAATTATCTCAAACGTGATCGGAACTCAAGGATTGAAGCGCACTGTCACATATCAAAAGTATTCCGAAACCGTGTTTGACGAAGCCGAGGGGGCGAACGTTGACACGTATACGGACATATCCATCCCGATCACCGCCGTATTGCAGCATACGGAGGACACCAAAAAACTGGTCGGGGCCGAGTCGGACGTGCAATCCGGGGATTCGGTATATGTGATATTGCAAACACATCTGGGGGATTTGACGGATTTGAGTGTTCGTGACCGAATCGTGGAAAACGGTCAGGCATATCCGGTAAAGGACGTTGCCAAGGTACAGGACATCGTGGTGTATGTCACGGTGGAAGGTGGTCCGTTGTGAGCCATAAGGAGAATCCGTTGTGAGCCATACTCTCACTGTTGATGGCTTGGATGAAGTAATTGCCGGGGTGGCACGTATGCTGCAACTGGATACGGCCACACGGGAAGTGCTTCGATCCAGCACTGAAAAGCTGAAAACGATGGTTCAGGGAGATACGCCGGTCGGTATCGGCCCCACCAAAGGCCAGTTGAAATCCGGGTGGAGCGGGGTTACCGAGGGGTATGGCGGATTCACATTTCAAAACCCGGTGCCTTATGCCGCCGTACTTGAAAGGGGGTTGTACCCTGGGGTGGGTCCGCGAACGGTGAAAACCGGCAAGGGCATATTTTCCAGACAGGCACCGGATGGCATGACCGCCGCGATTACGGAGGCAGAGGCGGCCAAAATCGTGCAGTATGTCGCCGCCGAAATTGAGAGGTTGTCGCGTGGATAGAAATGAAATCATTGTGGAGATTCAGCGACGTATTGCCACCCACGGGATCGTGACCCAATGTGACCGGAATCCGAGCCGGGGGTCAACACACAAGACCTATCCGTATGCCGCAATCCATGAGCATGATGATTTGGCGGACGGATACGCCACCCGGAACAGTACGGCCACCCGGATGGGTCTTGATGTGACCGTGGAATTGTTTTTTATCCCCCCGGACAACCCCAACAAGGGGAGTACGGAGATCGTATGGAATGCGAAGCGAGTAAAAAACATCATTCTGTACAACACCAATGAAATTGATATTTCGGACGGGATGACACCGGAGCAACCCAACCTCGGGGGGAAATGCGCGGAAATTCGTCACAAGGGCAGGAGCAAAATTTTGTCCGTGATTGACGAGGACGGAAACACGCTAAACGGAATCGGACTTTGGTTCCATATCAAATATATTGAAACGTAACCGTCCGCAAACGTTTGCGGACGACACAGGGAGGTAAATATCATGACAGCACCTGTTACGCACAGTGCGGATAACTACAGCCTGGGAAAAGGGATCGGTTATTTCGACAAGATGGAAAACGGAAATTACACCGGTGAAATGGACCTGGGCAATTGCTCGGCACTGACTTGGAACGTGGATGTTGAAAAACTGGCCCATTTTTCCAGTCGAAGCGGGATGAGAAAAAAAGACAAAGAAATCACGGTGCAGGTGACCCCGCGATTTACGGCCACGGCGGACGAACTTACGCCGGACCTGATGTCCATGATGGGGATGGGCGAAATCACCCGGATGGTTCAGGCAGCGGGAGAGAGTAGTGTCACCGTTACCACGAAAAAAAATCGGTATTTCAAAGTTGGAACGCAACGAAACATCGGGATTACCGTGCTCCAATACAAAAACGGCGATTCTGCGTGGAATTTGGACGCCACCGTATCCGGTGCCACCGGGAGCGGGACCATTGTCGGGATTGAGATTACGTCCGGCACACCGGCTGGCGGGGACGAAGCGGGATACCTGCTTTTGCAAAGTGTCACCCCCGGATTCGTGGCAGACGAGGCGATCACCGACGACGGCACCACCCCCGGTTCCGGTGACGCGGTGGCCCCCGAATCCTTTGACAGTACCCGATTCAGTGTGCGGGAGGGGAGCACCGAATATGTCAGAGGCACGGATTTCAGCGTGGACGGCACGACCGGACGAATATTCATTCTGGCAGATTCCACGATTGCGGACGACACCAGTGTCACCGTTTATTACGGATATGAGGCCACCGAGTGGAGCCAGATCAAATGCTACGAGGACAGCCAGATCGAAGGCGCGTTCCGATTTGTTCAGGACAATCCCACCGGGATCAACAAATCCTTTTACGCACCGAAGGTGTCCGTGGCTCCGTCCGGGGACGTACCGTTGGTCGGAGAGGATTGGGAAACCATTACCCTTGAATTCGAAGTGTTGGCGGACGCAAACGGGGATTACATCTTCCTTGATATTCCGGACGAGGTGGTGACCTAATTATGACGGAACCAAAACGACTGACCGACTCGGATTGGGAGACGTTGCTCCCGTCCGAGTCGGTGACGATTGCGGAAGGGGTGTCCGTGCGATTGCAACCAATGGGTATTGCGGATATCTGGGTGGCGGTAAGACTGGTGTACAATGTGTTTGATCACATTGTCACACCGGTGACCGAAGTATTGAAAAACCAGGAGGACACCCAGGATATGATTGCCCGTGTCCGGCAAATCCTGACTCACGCGGATGTGCTGAATGTGTTACAGCGCGAAGCACCGGAATTGTTGGAACGGGCTACCGGTATCCATCGGGAGGATTTGCGGAAGATGCCCCCCGCACCTTTTTCGAAGTTAATGATTGGTGTGGCGGATATCAATCTGAAAAGCCACGAAGAACTGTCAAAAAACTTGGGATGCTTGGCGGATCGTCTGAAGATGATCAGGCAGGGTCCGGACACCGGTGGGGCATCGGTGAAGCCGTCGAGCATTTGATCGAAGCCGGACACAGTTTCGAATCAATCAAATCTTATAGTCTCGGTCAAATCGGGCTATTTATGCGAAGTTCTGTCAATCTGCGAAAAAGCAGGGATACGGAACTGATGACCATGCATCGGTTAGCCTATCACGCCACCGCCGAATCATTCATGAAATTGGTTCGGGGGGAGGAAACCGGAAATTCTCCGGAACCGACCAAAAAAGAGGTGGAGGACGGGTGGGCCAAATTGAAAAAACTGGCGGGACGAATTAACAGGCGAGGATAAAGACGGATGGCGGGTCCGCTCGAAAAAATTGTTCGGATTGTCGTTCAGGCGGTCAACGAGTCAAAAAAGGCATTGACGCAGACCAGTGCCGATCTGAAAAAGGTGCAATCCGCATCTGATACGACGGGCAAATCCTTTGATCAATTGGGCAAGAAAGAACAAAAACTTGCCCAACAATCCAAAGGACTGGCGGACAATTTCGGCCAATTAATGTCTGAGATGTCCTCGCTTGCCATGACCGTGGCCGCAGTGGCCTTTCCGGTGACCGAGGCGGCCAAATTCGAGCGGGCCATGTCAGAGGTGGCCGCAATTTCCGGGGCCACCGGTAAAGACCTTGAAGGACTGACCAACGTTGCCCGTGAGATGGGGCGCACCACCGAGTACTCGGCCACCGAAGCGGCCAGCGGCTTAAAATATCTTGCCATGGCGGGGCTGGATGCCACGCAATCCATGACCGCCTTGCCTAGTGTGTTGCAACTGGCCCAGGCCGGAGCACTGGACCTCGGACAGGCGGCAGATATCGCAACCAATATCATGACCGGTTTCCGCATGAACGCGGAAGACCTGGCCGAAGTCAACGACAAATTGGTGGCCACCTTCACCACGACCAACTCCACCCTCGGTGAGATTGGTTATGGCATGTCCTATGTCGCGCCTATCGCATCCGGTCTGGGGGCCAATTTCGATGACCTGACATCCTCCATGGGATTGCTGCATAATGCCGGCATCAAGGCAAGTATGGCCGGTACATCCCTCCGGGGTGCGTTGGATGCGCTGTTCAATCCCACCGCGAACGAAGCGGAAATGATGGATGTGTTGGCGAAGCGGATTGGAAAAACCAGTCTGGAAACCCGCGATGCGGAAGGAAATTTCATCGGGTTCCTGGGTATTGTCGAACAGTTGGAAGACGCCAACCTGACCGCTGCGGAGGCCATGCGCCTGTTCGGTCAGAGAGCGGGACCGGCAATGGCGGCACTCCTCGGACAGGGATCCGCCGCATTAAAAGATCAGATTGAATACCTGGAACAGTCCGAAGGGATCAGCGAACAGATTGCCAAAACCATGACGGACAATACCATTGGTGCGTTCAAAGAACTGCAATCGGCGGTATCCGGATTGGCTATTGAGATCGGGAACAAGCTACTCCCGATTATCACCAAGGTTATTGACGAGATGACCAAGATGGTGGGGGCGGCCACCTCCCTTGCCCAGGAATTCCCAAATATCGCAAAGTATGTTACGCTTGCCGCCACCGCGTTGGTGGGTTATGTTGCCGCCACCAAAGCGGCAAATATCGCCACGATGGCATTCGGGGCCACTGCCACCAAAGTGTTCGGCGCGGTGGCCGCGTTACTGGCCGGATGGCAAATGGGCCGGTTTATTGGGGAATGGCGCGGATTCGGAATCACCATTGACGAAATCGTTCAGCAAATGTACGGGAGACTATTCCAAGCACTGAATGAAATCGGGGGGTGGTTCCAAAAGGCGACTAACACGGCGAAAGCGGCGTGGGCATCCATGGTGTCCGGGGTGTTGCAAGGTATTCTCGCGCTGATGGACATGGTGGACCGGGTGCCGGGAATCGGGGATATTCTCGGCATTGACCGGGAAGGGGATGCACGGCAATACATCCAAAATCTGGTTACTTCGTACAATCAGATGGGCGCGGAAGCGGCGGCGGCCAATGCCAAAATCGAGGAGAGCGTCAAACGAAAAAATCAGGCCCATCAAGATACGATTGATATGATTGATCGTGAGGGCAGACTTGCGGTATTGGCCGAACAGAAACAGAACTTGGAGCGCGAAAAGGCAATTACCCTCCAGGAGGAAAAGAAAAAAGCCACCGCCGAGGTCACCAAGGAAATCCAGAACGCCCAAAAAGCCGTGGATCAAATGGGCAAGCGCCTTGGCGCGGAGGCAGACAAATTCAATCTGCTACGTACCAATGCTCAAACGGCGTTGGACGACATCGGCACCCTGATTGAGGAAAACATTGAATCGGCTTGGGAAGGCGCTGACACCGTGGACGCGGTGGGCCGTGCGCTGGATACCCAACTATCGCTTATCGAGGACCACGAAGAAAAGAAAAAAGATCTAATCGAAGCGGGGGCCGAGGCATTTGTCACATCCGCCGAAGCACGGAGAGACGTTGAACGAAAGACACAGGAAGAAATCCGCAAACTTGAATTTGAAACCCTGCAAAAGAAGCGGGATGCTTATGAGAGGGCGGCGGAAGCACTACAGGACCAGCTTGACGAGGGGTTGGAACAAGAAAAAGAGATTGCGGATGAAATTGTTGCCATTCAGGACAAGGTGAGAAAAGCCCGAATGACGGGTGCGGAACGACTGGCCGAACTGCGACAAAAACAAATGTCCGAGGAGGAGGTGTACCAAGCCAATCTTGCCAGTGTGCAAGCCAAATATGCGGAAGCAAATCGGATCATGGCCACGGATACCGAGCGGGCCATTGAGTTGATCAATGATGCCATGCAAGAGGCCGCAAAACTGGACGATGAGGTCAAAGAAGGCACAGAAGTATTGGTAACGGCGGACGAGGCATCTCAGGCGGCAATCAAAAATGTTGAGCAGGGAATGGCGCTTCTGTCCAAGGCCGAACAAACCCGCGTATCCGCGTTGAAATCCACACTGACCAGTACTGAACAACACAACAAAGCGGTGGCGGATGAGCTTAAAAATGTCAATAAGCGATTGGATGACACCTCCGCAAAAGTGGCCGAGGGATTTCAGGTCGAGGTCAATATTGACTTGGGCGATTTCGCCCAACAAATCGCGGAGATTACCAAGCAGCGTGAGGTGATTGTCGCGGCATCCACGGATTTCAATCAGGCCAACCAGAATTTGGGCGCACTCCTCACCAAAAAAACGGAGATTGAAAAAGGAGTTACAATTCAGGTGGAAGCGGATTATGCCCGTGCCATGAAAACAATCGAATACACCGAACAGCAATTAAAGGGTATCGAAGGGGCGAAAATCCGGGTGGATGCGGATACCGAGGGGGCCAATCAGAACATTACGCGACTGAAAGAACATATCAGTACCGTGGAGGATGTGCAAACCACTATTGCCGTGGATTCAAGCGGGGCCACCGCCACGATTGGTGATTTGCAATCCAGGGTATCAGACTTGCGCGACCAAGTATCCGAACGGTTGCAAACCAATATTGACACCTCCCAGGGTGCGGCGGAAATGGTCGCACTACAACTACAGGCGGATGATTTGCAATCCGGCATATCCAATCTGCAAATGCAGGTTGACGTTGAAAATGCAAAGCGGGATGTGGAAGCCACCCAACAAGTGGTAAATACGCTGACCGGTATCGTGGATCAGGGGGCCACCTATACGGTAAATACCGGGGAAGCCGTGGCAAGCATTGAATCCGTGCAATCCGACATAATGAATTTGTCTGCCATGCTGGACCGGGAAACCATGACGGTTGACATTCAAACAGTGAAATCCCGCGAAGCGATGCAAGCACTGGCCCAGGAACTGGTTCGTATTGAAGAACAAACCGGCGAACCCTATCATATCCGGGCGGACGTGGACGACACAAATGTAGAAGAATTTTCACTCCGTATCCGTGATCTGAACGAGGAAGTACGGCGAATCAAAGAGGAAAAGGTCACGGTGCAAGTGGACGCCGATCTGTCCGGCGCACAGCAAGAGGTGGACAACCTGGCCTACGGAATCGAATCCTTGGACGATGAGGCGGAAAACGTGGAAATCCTGCCCGTGGCCGCCGATGTCAAAGGCGGGGAGGAAATCGGCCAATTAAATCAGGATTTGGAATCAATCCCTCCGGAAACCGAAACCACGGCAACGTTTGACGCGGGCAAAGCATTGGCGGGTATCAACCAAGTAAAACAGGCTATTGAATCTATCCCGAAAAATGTTACTACAAAACACAAGGTCGAATTTACCGGGAAGGCATCCCCCGAAGGCCCGCTGATGTCCACGATTGACACCGTGACCACCGGGCTGAAAAATATGCAAGGGGTGGCCAGTCGGGGGGCATCTTTCAATGTGGACTTTGATACCGGCAATGAGATCAAAAATATCGCGGATGGTATCAAAGGCGTTCGGTTACTCTCCGCGACACCCATCCAAGTAAAATTGGATATTGATCCAGCAAGAAAGGCAGCGGACGCACTACGGGACAAATACCAAAAAATTATTCAGGAATCAAGAGAAATGCAATTGAAACTGGAAGCGGATCGGCAAGAGCAAATGTTTGCGGGGCCGTCTTCCAGTCTGTGGAAGGCTTTTTACGATCAATCAATCAGAATAATTGACAAATATCAAGGTCGAATTGATACAATTGATCATAAATTTCCGCCATTGGAGGTTGACGCATCCCAGATCGAAGCGGCGGAAACGGCCATACAAAATTTTTCCGACCGTGCGGAGGGGTTGCAATCCGCCTATGCGGGAGTATTGGAAGAGCTTGAAAACCGCCTGACAACACTTCGAGATGAAATTGATTCTATTAACGCGGATATTGCCGGGGAAACCGCCACCACGGACCAACTACTCGAACAGTTGCATCAGGGTACGCTAACAGACGAGGAAAAATGGTATCGCCAACGCGAACTTTATGAGAAGCAATATCAGGATGCGGTGGAACAGATGCAAGCCGGGCAGTTTGAGGCGGCGGCAGAAGGATTCAAAGCGGCGCGGGATTTGGCTGCAAACTTGGCCACCGAGGTAAAAGACAGCAATGGCGAAGTGGTCATGAGTTTGGAAGAGACTACCCAACTTGCCCGTGATTTGGTAATCAAGTCCGGGGAACAAGTGACCGAGGCACTGACAAAACAACGGGAAGAAATGGTATTGCAACAACAGCAAGTCAAAAAATCCATGGAGGAAACCAAATCCGTGGTTGCGGAACTTTCCGGAACAGTGGCCGGTATGGGGGATTTGCTCGGACAGGAGTATACCGTGCAAATTGATACCTCCGAAGCGGAAAAAAATCTGGACGCTTTGGAGGAACGATTGCGTAATCTTAGCGCCGAATCCGGTAATGGCGGAAATAGGGGTGCGCCGGGTGGCGAGCCTATGGCATCCGGGGGGAAGGTGAAAAAATCTTTGATTCGTACCTCTCCGGGAGAGTGGTACTTTGGAAAAGATATTGTCAGTCGGATTGGCGTGGCCACCATGGACGCAATCAACCGGGGGTCTGCGGCTATCAAGGGGTTCGCATCAGGCGGACGGATACGGGGATCGTCGGCGGGAGACAGTGTGCTGATGGCGGCGGAACAAGGGGGGTATGTAATTCGAAAGGCCGTGGCCCAGGGAAATCGAAATCTGATGAATTCGATTCTGAACTATCCGGAGCGAGTGGCCGGGATGATGGCGGGGGCCATGCAATCCGATATTCCAAAATATGCAACCGGAGGCATGATTCCGGAACAAAATCAGAACAACTTGGGAAAACTGGAACTCACGCTCGGTGAAACCCGGTTGCCACTGCGCGGAGAATCGGATCAGATTGGCGCGTTTATGGACAAGGCACGACGTGATAAACTGAGACGGAGGCAATAAATAATGGCAATCACACTCGGGGGTATCAGTCTGCCGGATGATTTGATTATTCCGTCGATTCACCAGTATTCCGGGATTCGTGCCGTAAAAATGCTGAGTCTGACCGGAGTTCCATACCGATGGGAGGGGAGACGCTACGACCGTAATCTGTGGCTTATCGGAACCCAGGACAGCGGATGGATTGACCTGGATACCTTGGTGGCGTTGCAAAATTTGTCAACCACGCTGAACGGGGTTCACACCTTGGTGTATGAAACGATCCTTACCACAAAGGTCCGGTTTCAACATGAGGAGGACCAAGTGATTGAGTGTGAACCTCTGATTCGCAAACCGAACGAACTTACCGGGGACTGGTTTCATTCTCTGGTAATCAAAATAGAACAGTATAAGACCTAATCCGCAAACGTTTGCGGACGGAAGGAAATAAATATGCAATCTTCCGATATTGTGTTACGAAAATCCGAAACGGTGACCGACACAGGTACTAACGGGGGAATTATTGGGTATCAGGTGGTCAATAGTGGAAACAAACACGCGCTGTTTCCCATGATATCCCCGTCTGACCGGGATGTGTCCGGTGGGATGGACCGACTACGCAAATGCGGTTTGTGTAATATCAACTCGGACGACGAAACCGCGTATGACATGCGGGTGTTTTTTTCCTGTCCGACCAACGGGCAGGATACCATTGTGCTGCACCTTGGCACCCAGAGCAATATCCAGAGCGAACTTACCGGATATGAACAGCGATACGGATGCGGAACACTGAACACCGCGCTGTCCGGGGGAGAAACATCCGTCGAACTGGTCATGGAAACACAGGATGTGGGATTCGCACCCGGGGGCTACCTGTTCCTGCATGACCATCTGATGACGGGCCAAACCGTGGACGACGGAAGTGTGGCCGGCTTACCCAAAGTCCGTGCCGGGGATTCGTGTGAGGACGTGGCGGGGGAATGGCGACGCAAAGCGTTTACCACGAATGTGACTTATCCCTATGGGAGATATTTGGGTGACGGGGTGGTGTATACTGTTCATACTGGAAGTCACCAACAACTAATCAAACTCAAAGAATATAAAACTGAGGATGAGGTGATTGCAGCGGTCCCGACAGACAACACGGCAACCCAAATTACACTGACCGCGCTGACCCCCGGAAACGGAATCGAGGGCAACGATGAGTATCAGGTAGTAGTGACCGCCACCTGTGACAGCGTAACACGAACCGTAACGGTAAACGGAGACGGCAGTTGTTCGGGGTACTGTGCGTCGGGTGAGCTTGTACTTGATACCGGTATCTGGACGACATCTATCGACTGGCTAACCGCGCCGGACGGGGATACCAATATCACTGCCACGTACTATACAAAGAATTACACAAAAGTTACAAACACCTATACGGTGGAGCTGGACGAACAGGTAAACTATGCCTTTGCGGTTGGAGACACATACGGAGCTGGGGTGTTGGCCCAAAGTGAAATAAAGACAAGTTTTGACAACGTGAATGTGAATTCCACGAGTGGAACATTCGACTCCGTTACTTATCCAATTACACTGTTTAATATTGGTACAACTGAGGATGCGATATCACTGATTTTCTCCTCAGCGACGGCCTACAGTTGCACCTCGGTAAATTACGGCAGTTTGGGGAGTGGAAGTATCACAGCAGATTTCACCCCGCTGAATTCGGACACCGGCACGTCCATGTTTACCATACCAAGTGATGCATTCGGTGGTACATACGCACCGGGGGACACCGTGACGTTTTCCACCCATCCGTCAATCCTGCCTGTTTGGATGGTGCAGAATATCCCGGAAGGAATGGCCGTGGTGGAAGAGGATGACAACTGGATACTGAGTATGATGTTTTTGGGGTAGGTAGCAGGAGAGGAGAAATCAAGCCATGCCATATCCGAGTGAACACGCCTGCCGGTTAAACAATCCCGGCAAATATGTGCGCATACGGCGACGAAATAACTACGCACAGGTGGACGGAAAACAGGTGGACTATATTTTCGGGATACGCAGGGACGGGAAAACAGAAACACAGGCCATGCGGTTCCCGGTGTCCGCTTGGACCGCATCCGCCGCACGACGTTATTGACGAGAAAAGGGGGGCCAGTTTGAGGCCGCCATGCCAAAAAAATACTATGTAGTTCGGTATTGCAAACCGAAATACAGAAGACTGATTAGGATAATTCGATAAATGCCGGTTGTACTATTCGGAAAAGCACAGGATCCGTATGTTTATACACACTACGGGTTTGTGGTGGAAACACCCTATGAGACTGGATTTGCGTTGATTACGGATGTGCCGTATTCCATGACAAATGCCATACGGGTGATTACCACGTCCGAATTTGACAATCAATGGGTAATCAGGATGACCACACCGGAACCGCTCAACGTGTCCATTGCTATTATATGTGAAGTTCCGACGACCTTGGTTATCGAGAAAATGATCAGTATCATTGTTGCCGCACCGGAAAGCACGGTGCCGGATACGCCGGATGTTCAAATTCCGCCACCGACCCAATCCGTTGGAGGGACAACGGAGCGCCCGATTGTTCTGGACCACCCGGAGGGAACATTTGAGTATTGTGACTACGCTGTATATTTTAACAACACATTGATTACCCACGACGTGTTGGACGGGCTGACTATTAACCGCAACTTGGACACGGTGTTTGACGAGATAACGTTGCGCACCCATTCAACCGTAGTGACGGAAGCATTGGCGAACTATGACGACAATGCGTTGTTCGCAGAAAACAGTATCATTGTGGTGATCGGAACGGACATATACTCATTCATTGTGGAAGACCGACAAAAAGCGCAATATGGCATCATGGAGGTATGGGGGCGCTCATCCGCAGCACTCTATGATAAGCCGTACCATAAGGAATTGACCATTGTCGCGGAAGAGCAAACAAGCACCGGGAGTATTATTGTCGCCACTGGTGCCGGAAAAGTGGTATCGTGGGAAGTCCATTCATGGACAATTCCAAAAAACGCGTCATTTTACGGAACACCGATTGACATTCTGATGAGGCTAGCGGAAACCGTCGGTGCGGTGGTACGCAATACGGCGGACGGCGGACTGGTGGTAAAATATCCGTTTGTCAGTCCGGGAAAAATGGATTCATATACGCCGTTTGCCGATTTTTCCGGGGACAATCTGTTTCGAATCGGGGAGAGCGCTGAAAAAGGCAACGGATACAACCGGGTTGAAGTTATTGGGCATCAGGACCAGGATATCACGCCGATTATTAAGCGCAGCATCATTCAAGAGGGCCGACAAATAATTACGGACGATGCGGAAAACCCGATGATCGGGGATACCGTGGATATCGTTGTTTTTCTTCCCTATTATGACCCGGAAGCCAGTACCGGATATGATCTGAATGTTACCGGTGGTCCGAATCGGGTGATGCCGTGGAGTGTACAATATATCGAAGTTCAAGAGGTGGTCGGCGTGGACAACGGTGTCGGTAGCACATCGGTTCCTGTCCGTCACATTATGGGTTTTCAATCGTTTGGCGGCAATCCGGGTTCCGCCATTATGATCGCGCCAAATGCCACCGAATTCAGAACATCCAATCAATCTTTTACCGGTTCAGGGTTGCTGCGATATATGGCATACGGAATCGGCTACCGAGTGATAGGTATGCCGGACGTGGACGAAACCGGTATTGCCGCCGAATACCGTCCGAGTCCCCAGGTGGATGTATTTATCACCCGTTCCGCCGATACAAGATCAGATGCGCCACCGATTGTTGATGACCTGATTACGGATGAGAAAGTGGCCAAGATGCGCGGGCTTCGATTTTTTATAGACGAGGGGTATAATACCTATTCGGTTCCGGTCCAATTTCCGTATACACAGGGACTAGGGGACGGCGATCTGGTATCCGTAAATGAGGCGGATATCGGAGTTCGGGGAAATTATATAGTTAAAGACCTCGTGATCTCATTAAACGGACCTCAGTATATTATGGAAGGCACACTTGTGCGGTGGAGCGGATAAACATGCAGGGACGTATCACTGAAAAATTGGGGCGGGACTACTATGTGCTGGATACCGGGTATGGGTCAATTCGATTCTATTCCCCCACACCGTTGGATGTCGGATACATAGTTACGGTTACGGACACGGGGGGCGGCATATTGGCATTTACACATAAAAAGGTTCAGTATGCCCCGGAAAACATTCCAACGATAAAGGTGGGCTGATGGGCAGAGCGACCTATAAAATCAGTTACCAGGAACCTGTGGCTGATACGTCTGTCTCAATCACATGGGATACCGCGTCAAACGGTGACCGTAGTTCGCCGTTTGAGTTGGGTGGCGACCCTGTGTACTTCAAAGTTCAAAGCAGCGGTGATTACCAATTATGGGTAACTGCCGGACGTGCGCGTCGGGTGAGTACGGGAACATCGGAAAGTCGCGGAGAGGAAATCGTATTTGCCCACGAGGATGAAAAACAACTTGGTGCGACTCCGGAAGACACGCCCACCTTGTCATGGGTACGAAACGCGGTTGAAAGAGCCGCCATAGAAAGCGTGGAGGACGGCATCTTGAAAATGACCGGATACGCAACCGGCTTGGCCAACATATCTTACGGAACCGGTGGCGGGGACCGATGGGAACTGACCTTGCCCCAAGAAGGAACGGGAACAGAAAAAGTTGCAATCATCGCACGGTCTTATGAAGGCACCGGAGCGGATCGTGTATGGGGCGGGTCGGCATCATTGGTGTTTGAGGTGCGGGAGCCGATTGAAGTGGAACCGGCGTTTGACAACATCGCCATTTTATGCCGGGATACGGCACTGGCTCCCTTGTCCGGTACGACGGTAATCATAACGCTGTCGGGCGGAGGCATAATGACCGCACAATCCAACGCGGACGGATGGGCATTTTTTGATCAGGTGCCATACGGCACACATGACATAAAATTTACACACCCTCGAGTCACGGACAGCGATCAGGATGATTTGGCAAATGACACGATTACCGTGGGTCCGACCGCACCCACCGCACCGGAGTTTGAGGGGGATGGTGAGTAGTGGAACGAACCGAATATACATTTGATTTGCAAAGCGAATGCCCGACCGGTCCGTGTCGTCCGTGTTGCGGCGTCTGTAATTTCGGACTGAAACAGGTGGCAGAGGATATGTGGGAATCCGTATTGCTGCCACGTTTGGTGGGAGATCGGACGCCCTATTGCTATATATTGACAGCGGATTATGATCCGATATGCGGAAATTGGCAAGATATCACCCCTCCGAATAATTGGGGTAGCAACACTGCCGTATGGGCCACTGATGAGGAAGGAAATTATTGGGGACCGACAAATGACACCATCAGTTATGTCCGTTTTCGCCGGGCGGGATTACAGGGGCCTTCCGGGGATTTGATCCGGCGACCCTATGACATATGCGAATGTTGGCGATTTACATTTGAGGGGCTGTCTTCTGCCCATGCGGATTACACCTACGCATGTTTCAATCTGCCACCTGATATTCAATTTTATAACATTGGTATTAGCGAGACTATAAGTTCCGGTGTGCCGTTTACCTATCAATTTTCCACCGCACGACGAAACTGTTTCAATTCCGGAAGGGATGTATTCCAGTTTTACAGTGTGGGTCTTAATCATCCGGCCTATCCGGAAGCGCAACCATTGGGGCCTGATTTTAAAATCAGGAAAATAGAGGTATCCAGATTATAGGAGAGAGGAGAACGCCATGCCGTGGCTATTCGGATTAATGCAACTTGGCACGGTGTCGGAAGTCGGCACCCATTTGAATATTCAGGATTCGTTTACCGGCGAACACGTACCGGTGGGGGGTATCGTCGGGTATGACGGGGATTATCTGCAAACCGTGGTGGCCGGGTATGCGGGAATGGTGCTCGAACGGAAAGGTGTTGGTCTGGGCGTTGGGAACGAAACCTCTTACCGCGATTGTAAGCGAAAAACAGAGATTGTTATCAAAATATTGTGCAGTGACAATGTTAGTATCGGTGCTCGGATCAAACTACGGGACGCATTCGGGGAAATTATGTATCTTCCGAACCAGACACTTACCCAGACAGGAATTACGGAAAACGGGCAATATCTGGCCGAATTGCACCTTTCCAAAACATACGGAGCGGCGGAATTCGCAGTGAGGGTGACATCACTCGCATCCGGCACAGCGGATATTTGGCTGGCCAGTGTTTGACCGTCCGCAAACGTTTGCGGATACTAAAAGAAAGGAAATTTAGAAAATGACAATGATTAAAAAAACCGATTCGGTAACCGAAGCGGACGCCGCCTATCGGGATTCAAACATTCAAATCAGCGGGGTCAACGCACGTGTGCAATTGGTGGACACTATTTCAATGATTGGCACGAGCATGACCTACGGAACGCCAACGCGAACGGTCACAACGGACGACGCGGCGCAGATTACCAACCCGCTCACATCCACGGGCGCAAACGGGTTGCAGGACACCGCGCTTGATCTGACATCGGATGACAAAAATATTCTTACAGTGGCAGTGGATTTTCAATCCACGGCTGCGGACGGGTACGTAATCATCATGCCATTACTATTGGACGGATCGGACAATGCGTTTTCCGCATTGTGGCCAAAAATATTCCAGGGCTATTATGACGGCGGATTGTCCACCCCGGTAAATATCGGCGGCACATACATTCTTACCCCGATGCAATCCTGGATTATTCGGAATGCGGCGAAAGTGGCGCTGTTCGCCATGCTCCGAAGCGCCACCGAGGCAAGGATTTACGCAGAACTGACAACCGGTCCCGTGGATGATTTTGTGTCGTTGAAAGCGGAAAGTGCGTATGGGCAATGGTCCGCGATTGCCGGTGGTGGTGAATAATTTGCGGAGTGGAAAAATGCCTTTTGAAATTGATGTTGGAAAATCGACATGGGATGAATCCAAACTTGCATTGATTATGATGATTTCAAATTTGCAAGATGACGTGCGCGAACTACAAGTTGAAAATCGGAAACGGGAGGCATGGCAGACTGCTATGGGGGTGAAATTTGCCACTATCGGAATTGGTTTGGGGTTGTTGGTCCAATTTTTGCCGGAGATTGTCAAATGGCTAAAAAAATGACCGATGTCTACGGGAAGATTCTGTATTGCATCACCTATAAATGGTACGGGATTCCCAAGGGGCTTCGTACCATTATTTGGTTTGTGTCCTCCACCTGTTTTTTGGCGGGGTGTATTTATTGGACCGTGGACACCCTGAAAGATGTAATCTTTCGGCAACCCTCGATCTGGTTTTTGGGGAATATCACAGACCAGTTTTTCAAGTTGGTTGGCAAGGAACCGAGTATTTCAAACTTGTCCGTGATGGCTGACACGTTGTTGTCCATTATTATCGCGGCGGGGATACGTATCGGCGTGTCCGTGGGATTCGCGGTCAAATTGGTGTGGTCGAAAGACAAGCTAAGCAACAGTATTCAGGAAAAAGCTGACAGGCTGAAAGAGGAATTGAAAACCGCGAACTTCAAAATAATTCGGGAACAAGAGGCTCGTGAATTGTCCGACGCACGATACCAGAATATTTTCAAGTTCAATGGCCTTGCCAGTTTTCTGATGGACAAGCACACCCTACGGATCGTGGAAGTGAATGAAAAATTCACCCAATTACTCGGCTATTCACCGGATGATGTGGCGGATCGCTCATTTGTTCCTATTGTACATGATTCCCAACGGGAGAGTGTACGGGGGATTTTTGAGCTATACCGGTCACAGGGCCGGTCGGATCATGCGATGTTCGAACTACGGGTGTATACGAAAAAAGGGAAAACAATCCGGGTGTTTTTTTCCATGGCTCCGATCAACGGATCTTATATCCACTGTGGATTCTTTTTCCTTAGCTCCACCCCAAAATTCGGGGAGTTGATGAAAGAAATCGGCGTACCGGGAGAGGTGGTCGATGCTATGCTGGCCTACCAACGATCCCGTGCGGAACATGATTCACAGTACTCCCCCGTACCTCTTTATTATAGTCAGGACGGAAAAGCCGGGGCCATTACCGTAAATCCGGATGAGATTGTGTGTCAGGAAGAAACAATACGAATGTTGGCTGACTATTCGGATGGCGATGTCGCCCAAGACGATTTGGATTATGCGGTGGAATGCAAAGTAAAGAAAAAGGAGTGATATCATGTCATGTGATACCGGCGCAATTACGGATTTTTATCGGGGGGATACCAAAAATATTCTGTTTAATATCACATCCGATGTCTTTCGAGGGGGGACGGCTTACCTCACTTTTAAGACAGACAAAGACCTCCCGGATGCGGAAGCGTCTCTGTTCAAAACCGCCATGATTGTCGAAAATACGGCCAATCCGGGAAATGATTATGTATTGCTGAATATGACAGAGGCGGATTCGCTGTCTCTGGATGTGGGCTGGTATTATGTCGGGGTGCAATTTGAAGATTCGGCCGGGGCAAACATCAAGACCATCGTAAACGAACGGGTTAGGTGCAAACAACGAAACAGGGAGTATTTGTCATGAGCGAAACCGTAAACATCACGGTGGGAGACAACCAAGTTGATGTTATAATCACCGAATGTCTGCTCGGGGCGACCGGCGGTTTGTGGGGGGGTATCACCGGGGATATCAATACGCAAACTGATTTGCAAACCGCGTTGGGAACAAAAGCGGACCTGACGGATTTTAACACGCATGTCGGGGATGCAACGATTCATTTTACCGAAGGGAACATTGACCACGCCAATATTCTCAATGTCGGAACCAATACCCACGCCCAGATTGATATCCATATTGCGGACACCTCGGTCCATTTTGCACAGGCGGCGATTTCAATCACCGAATCACAAATATCCGATCTGGACAAATACACCCAGGCCCAGGTGGATTTGATGGTGGCCACGGCAAGCGACGAAGCCACCTGGGGGGCGATTACAGGTATTCTCGCCAATCAGACGGATTTGCAAGACGCATTGGACACCAAGGCCAGTTATACCGCGTTTGTCACCCACACGGGCAATACGGGAATCCACTTTACAGAGGGGAGTATCAGCCACAACAATATCCAGGATGTGGGGACAAATTCACATATCGTACTGGACGGGCATTTGGCGAATAGCACCGTGCATTATACCCAATCCGCCATTGACCATGCGAATATCCAAAATGCCGGGCTGAAAACGCATAACCAGATTGACAGCCATATTTCAGATACGTCGATTCATTTTACCCAGGGGGCGATTAATATTTCCGAATCCCAAATTTTTGATCTGGATAAATATACCCAAGCCGAAGTGGACGCGCTAATTGCCGCAGCGGGAGGGGGAGGTGTATGGGGAGGTATTACTGGTACGCTGTCAAATCAAATCGACTTGCAAGCCGCGTTGGACGCAAAAACAGATAACACCAATTTTTCGGCGCATACCGGTAACGGGACGATACACTTTGCCCAAACTGAAATTGACCATGACAATATCCTGAACCGGGGAATTAATACACATGAACAGATTGATACCCATATTGCAAATACGGGTATTCATTATGTCCAATCATCCATTGTGATTACCGAATCACAGATCAGTGATTTGGACAAGTATACTCAGGCCGAAGTGGATGCGCTAATCGAGGGTGCCGGTGGCGAAGGTGTGTGGGGGAGTATTACCGGTATACTGTCAAACCAACTTGACCTGCAAGGCGCATTGGATGACAAGGCCGATCTGACTCAATTTAATAGCCATACGGGTGATACAACGATCCATTTTACCGTAGGTAGTATTGACCATAACAGTATTACGAATATCGGATTGAACACCCACGCCCAGATAGACAGCCATATTGGAAATGCCGCGATTCACTTTGCCGCAAGTAGTATTGATCATACCGGCATCCTGAATATCGGGTTAAATACCCATGCTCAGATTGATACGCATATTGCGGACGGAACTATTCATTTTACCCAGGCAGCCATCTCAATCACCGAATCCCAAATATCCGATCTGGACAAATACACTCAGTCCGAGGTGGACACATTGGTTGCAGGATCATCGGAAACCGTTTGGGGGGGCATTACCGGTGTGTTGTCAAATCAAGTCGATTTACAAAACGCGTTGGATGCAAAAGGTGACATGTTTGCATCGGTGTATGATCCGGCAGTCGGATCAAAGCAAGTTGCGTTTTCAGATTGGACACTGATAGCCGGGGTCGGTTTATCCGGCGGAGGTGATTTGTCCGCAAACCGAACAATTAATTTGACGGATACAACCGTGATGGCCGGTAGCTACACCAATGCGAACATTACGATTGACGCACAGGGGAGAATTACGTTTGCAACCAATGGAAATGAGCTGGCTCCGGGAAGTGTAACCGGAGAAATGGCATATTGGACGGGAACCGAATGGGCCAATACTGGAAATGACCTGGTCTGGGACAGTGTCAACAAACGAATAGAAATATCTGGTATGTCAGGACCCCAAGCAAAATTTTCATATGATGCGTCAAATTATGCCGATGTTCATGTGGATTCAAACGGAGATTTTTTTGTTGATCCTACCGGAACTAATAATTTCATAGGGAATTATGCCGGTTCAGGGAGCATAGCAACAGATTGTAATGGGATTGGGCGTGGTACGTTAGTAAGAAACGAAGGTAATTATTGTGATGCCTTTGGCCAATGGGCATTGTATGAAAACAAGGGCCATTCATGTTCTGCCCAAGGACGTTCTTCTTTATATGCGAATATTGGAAATGAATGTAACGGCCAGGGTAATTATTGCCTCAGGAACAATATGGGAAGTTACTGTAACGCACAGGGATATGAAGCATTATATAATAATTTGGCACCAAGATGCAATGCGCAAGGAAGGTCTTCTTTGTATATGAACACAGGTGAGGCATGCAATGGTCTTGCTAATTATTCATTATATATGAATACTGGAATAAATTGCAATGCGGTTGGGGATGGAGCATTAAAAAATAATGATTCTGATTATGCATCTGCTTTCGGATATCAATCTTGGTTTTCATTTCCGGATGATTTTATAAATCAAAAATCATTTGATAATACAGACATAGATATTAATTCTAATAGGATAACAATTATCGCACATGGATTTGGAGCGACAGGAGATTATATCAATTTAAGATATACCGAAGGGACATCGCCCATAGGCAATATTATTGACCAAGAAATATATCAGGTTAAAATCATAGATGACGATACCATAGGGTTCAATGAACCTGATGGGCCAAATGGGAGATTAAGAGGAATTTCTATCACAGACGCCGGTACGGGAACCGGGCATACCCTGACTCCGCAGTTTGTATATGATAACACTATCTGCATAGGTAACAA